TAAATAAAATCACACTTAAATCAACGAGTACAACGAAATCGAATTTATTCGTCGTGAACGCGATCCAACTCGATCCAAGTTATGCGTCCCCGACACGTAACGTTTTATCATTTGATACTACCACAGGCGAAATTTACGATTCAGGGGGTCAAGGTGGTTCGTCGTTCAATAACATAACGGAGGAAAATGCAAATGTATTAATTGGTTCGAACCTTACTATAAACTCACTAGGGTCTAACGTACTCACGGTTTCGGGTAACGTTTCGGCGGATAATATTACCATCGGGGGGTTAACCATTGAGGCATCACCATTTGCATTAGACGATGTTGTAAGTGTATACGAGGGTGCAAATGTAACCGCGAATGTACTTACCCTCGGGGGTGTAGTGACGAATGTTGTTACAGCAAATACAATCACCTTGGCAAATAATTTAACCGTTTCAGGAAACACAACTTCACAAAACATAAAATTAACGAATACGGATATAACGGCTTCGGTAACTTCGGGTACGATAACGGTAGACGCAAAAGAAAAAACGTATGGAACAGCACCGCTCGTCGTTTCGACAACCGATGTTTCGAATCTCGTATTATCTAATCTCATAACAGGTGCACAGATCGTTATACCTATACTCGCGAGTGGGGGTGATATAAACATTTCCTCCGCCATGACGAACGTCAACTTTTATGCCATGACATCCAATGTTTCAGTTACCCAAGACAAACACGCACTCATGACCCTATCGAACCTTTACGGAAACATTTACATGAATGCAATCGGGTTTTCGTAATTTAAAAAAATAAAACCTTAGTATAATATAAAACATGTCTGGAGGTATTGCTCAACTCGTTGCTATAGGTGCCCAAGATGCGCACCTCGTCGGTCAGCCCGAAGTTTCCTTCTTTAGATCTAACTATAAACGTCACACGAATTTCGCCCAAACTGTTGAAAGACAGGTTATCCAGGGCAACCCAACTGCGAAGGGTATGTCGACCGTTCGTTTCGAAAGAAAAGGCGACATGCTCGGATACGTCTACATCGCAAACAGAAATCCAAACAACGTATCATGGGCAGATCGTATTTCAAAGGTCGAACTCTTAATCGGTGGTCAGGTTATTGATGAACATACCGATGAATTCTCCAGAGAACTCTTTAAAAAGGTAGGTGAACAAACTTTTACAAAACACATTTACGATAACACAAACGACAGATTTTACCCACTTCGATTTTCATTCTGTGAAAATGTTCAATCGGCTTTACCATTAGTCGCACTCCAATACCACGACGTTGAATTACGAATTACATGGGGTGATACAGCCACAACCGACGCGGAAGTTTATGCCCAATTCATTCACCTCGACACCGACGAGCGTACCGCTTTGTCTTCCATGCCACAAAACATGCTTATCACACAAACTCAAAAAGTTGTTGGTGCTAGTTCAAGAGTACAAGAATTACCATTTAATCACCCAATAAAATATTTGGTCGCAAAATCTTCAACTGATATGAGCAGTGAATTAAATTTAACAAAACTCAAACTTCAAATAAATGGTGTAGATGTAACAGATTTCAAAAATGTAGTACCACATTTTACATGTGCTATGGCTTTTTACCACGTAGATTACGCAGATATGGACAAGGGATTTTTAAGAATTCCATTTTGTCTCAATACAGCTAAGCTCCAACCAACTGGGTCCCTCAACTTCAGTAGACTCGATTCGGCAAGACTCGTTTCCGATAACAAAAACTTCGATCAAACTGTATACGCCGTCAACTACAATATCCTCCGTATCGAAAACGGTATGGGTGGTTTGATGTATTCCAACTAAGCAATTTAATTTAGCCACTTATTATAAATGTTTTGGCAATTAATCTTTCTCATAGGTTTTATTTTTGTATTAACATACGATCCAAAATCAGGTACTTTAAATCATTTGGTAAATGAACAAAAACCACCTTTACAAAATGCAGAGTGTAAAGAGGGACATTACCAAGAAATCCAATTTGCACAAATGGGATACGAGTGTCCCAAAGATAAAAGAACAAATATGGGTGCGATTATAAGAACTTAAAAACTTGAAACGTATTTTTATATATAATGTTTACTCTCGACCGCGATACCGCGACTATAGTTGCCGTGCTCATGTGTATTATTGCCACAGTATACATGTACAAAGAACTTAACAAAACAAAATCAGAAATGGAAAATGTAAAGGGATTTTATGGAAATCTCATGGCACATTTATCCAGACCAGACCCCGAAGAATTGTATGAGGAAACTGATACAAAACAGGTGTGTGAAATACATCCAAAAAAAGAAAGTGTTTCGATAACCCAAGTTGAAAATTCCGAAGAAGATTCTTCAGAATAATCATCTTATTCAATTATAACTTGCTAATGAGCAATGAAGAAATACAAAGCAATAGCAGTACCAGTTACATTTGTAGGTGATAAACCACGTTTTCTCACCGTCCGGGATCGAAGGTTCAAAGATTGGATTTTCGTCACCGGAGGGTGCAGGCGAAGAGAAATACCCAATCCACTCAGGTGTGCTCTACGAGAGCTCGAAGAAGAAACAAGGGGTGTTGTTTCTTTAAAGAAAGGGGAATATACAGATTTCAAATTTACAGTAAAAGAATCCCCAGGTGTAGAATTAGAATATAACGTATTCATATTTTTTGTGAATTATACAATACAGGATCAGGTTGAACTCATAAGAAAGTTCAATGAAGAAAAACAGAAAATGAATCTCCGTAAAATACAGAAACAGCCTATTAAAAGGACACATGACGAAAACGATTTCATGAATTTTGAAACACTTGCAGAATTCAGTACAAAGAAACAATGGGATCGTATAGTTAAGAATGTACTCAATAACCCGGAATTCTATGCGTGTGTAACTTCTCTCGATAGAAAAACCTTTTCTATTAAATAATGAAGTCCAAGAATTACATTTTATCACAAATTCACGAACTTCTCGTAGATAGACATGCATATACACCAGAACGTGCTACGAGATACATTGAGTTACATAAAGATGATAAAGTATACGAACTCCTTGTTTTAAAGAAAAAATTATCAGAAGAAGAAGAATTCCCAGAAGTGTCTTATAGACGTTCTATATGGCATCACGAATACGAAGATGAATAAGTAATATAAAAAATTAAAACGTATGATTGGTAAGTATGTTTAAACTCTGGTGTAAAGACCAGGGTTTTGCTAACAACTCCGATCTATCACATGTGCTCATGGACGGTGGTGTCCTTTCTGTGCCATTTGATAGATTGAATGAATTTTATGAAAAATGTATAGAAGCTTATAATTCCGGTGAAAAAATTTTCGTCGTTGAACAAAAAACCGAAAACTATAATTTTTTCATGGACCTTGATTATAAGGACGACGATGAATTAACCTTTGACCAAATTAAAGACATATGTAAAGTCATATGCGATAAAGTTTCCAAGTTCGGTGGTAAAGATGCTTTAATATCCGTTGCCGAACCAAAACCAATTGGATATCTCATTAAAACTGGGATACATATCAACTGGCCAGGTTTTGTAGTAAATCGTGCATCAGCTTTATCTCTAAGGGAACACGTTATAAATACACTAAACCTAGCGTATGGTTCGCGTGATTGGAAAGATATTGTCGATATTTCGGTATATGGAAATTCTTCACGTAATACAAAGGGAAGTGGATTTCGTATGCCGTGGTCACACAAAAGGGGGAAACACGAAGCGTGTTCTGGTCAGGGGTGTGATGCATGTAATCAGTCAGGTAAAGAAACACAAAGTGAATATTTACCCATTTTTGTATATAAACATGGTCCTTTATCAATGTTACAAAAAACAAGTCAAAACCCTTCCGTTGATATACTACACATGGCTACTTTACGCACACAGAGTGAAAAACCAGTTACAGTAGAAGGAAGTTTTAAAAAACATGATGAAGGTACATTTACAAAAATACAAACAAAAAACGTTTTTGAAAACCAAGAGGCTTTACTTCTCATTGAAGAATTTATATGTAAACACCTCGAAGGTCAGGGATCTGCAAATATTACAAAGATGTACAAACATAAAAATCAATTTTTAGTCTCGACGACGTCCAAGTATTGCGAAAATTTACGACGTACGCATAGTTCAAATCATATATGGTTTCATATAATAGGTGATACTATAGCACAAAAATGTTTTTGTAACTGTGAAACTATGAAAGGTCGATTTTATGGGTTTTGTAAAGATTTTTCAGGAAGGCGACACCAATTACCCAAAAAAATTACAGATGTTCTCTACGAAGATGGTAAAGTTCAATCTTATGTACCCAAAAAGAAAAGTCCTGAGCCAAATAAAGTACATAATCCCAATGAACTTATCGAAAAGTTTATAAAAAAGTATATTTTACAAAAAGAAACATTTCATATCGAATCTATCAAAAAAATAGGTCCTAAAAAATACATTGTGAATATCACAGGTGTGTGTGATACATGTAAAGAAAATGTAAATTTTACTATCACAAAAAATCAAATTCAACAAGTATGTAAATGTAAATGTCGTGCACACATTCTCACAGATAAAATTGTACGTACTTTATAGAATGTTAGCTGTACTCTTAATCGTGGTTATGATATACATGGCATCTTCTTTAATTAAGAAAGATACTGGTACCGAACATATAACTGAAATAATGAGAAAAACACTTCCTTATTCAGGACTAAATAAAGTTTTATACAAGGAATTTTTAGCGAACATGAACATGGCTATAGAATACAAATCACATGTAGAAATTTCAGAAAAGTTATTAGACAGGGCCATTAAAAATTTACGCGAACTCGCTCTTTATACAGTTTCAAGTGATACAAGTGTCGTAGAAGAAATAGATACATTAGCAAATCAATTAAACGCCGAATTTGAACTTATTTTAATAAACGAATCTCTTAATAAAAAACAACCTATTTAAAAGAATAGACATAAAATGAAGTATAATGACAAAAACTAATGTAAATGGAACACGTACTCGTTCTGGTAGGATATCTAAAGTTCCTGAACGTCTTGATCCAGTAGAAGATATACCAGAAGACGACTATTCCGATGAAGATTATGAAACTGAATCTGATATCGATAGTGACGATGAGGATTTATTAGAAACTGACGATGAAGATGATTTTGAAGATGATGACGAAGATATGGATGAAAATGGAAATCTAAAGGGGTTTATTGTAGACGATGACGAAGATGAAGATGAGTAATAATAAGCTTAAAAAAATAAATGTATTTTTTATAAAATGGAAGCTGAAGTTGGTACTCCTATAGAATACAATCCAGATGAATTCGTAAATAAAGAAAATAACGATGAAAAAGAGCACGAGCCCGAAAACAATGAACAATACTATTTTCCGCCTCCGCAACATCAATATTACGACCCCCCTTTACCAGAAAAAACTGATATATTTTCAAATTTAGATAAATCAGCGTACGTAATTATATTCGTATCATTTATATTAGGTTTTTTCATGGGTAAAACAATGCAACCTGTTATTCTTCGACCTGGATAGGTTTACCACTTATCCATAAATATTCTGATGGTGTCTGTTGTCCTTCAAAATCGCCTATAGAACCAAGTTTGGGTTCTGTAAAATATGCACGACTTACAACAAGTGGATCCTTTAGTAAATCTTTCGCAACATCAGAAGCTTTTACATTTTCGGTACCTGATTTATCTTTTCGATCTTTATACAATCGTAAAAATAAATTAACCATAACTAAAACAATAAGAATGGTGATTATGTTTAATATAATACTCAACATACTTACATTTATATAACAAAATTAATTATTTGGATTCTACTTCTTCCCCTTCTTCAACTGTATCTTCACCTTTCGTATCCTGGGCTTCTGTGGATGCCGCAGCTTCAGCATCAGCTTTTTGCATCGCCTCTACCGAATCAAACCCTCTTTCTTTAGCTTCTTTTTCGCGCGCTTCCTTAGCTTCTTCTTCACGTTTCTTTCTTCGTTCTTCGATTTCTTCCGCGACAATCTTATCCGCTTCCTTTACAAGTTCTTCCATTGGTGTATCTGGTTTCTCTTTTTGGAGACGTTCGAGAACTTCTGATGGGTGACTGATTGGTGTCTCATCAGGTTTCGTATAATACTTTGAATTTTCGTCACCTGGTTTAAACATGTTCGTGTTTGCTACCATGTCCGCTTTTCTTTCCGCAAACATCTTTGCCGCGAGCGCTTGATTTTCTTTGTATCCCGTCATGAGTTCTTCGAGTTTTTCATTAGTGTAATGAACATCCTCGATCTTCGTTGGATCTGGTGGAATTAATAACCATTTATACATATCAACAACGTAAATATCAAACGTTGCATCTTCCTTCTGAAGACGTTTCGCATGATTTGCAGCTTCTTCATGTGTATTAAATGCACCTCTAATCTTGATACCAAACTTATCGTTTTTTTGTGGTGCTTCGGGACCTACAACAGAAAGGCATGCATAAAGTTGACCGGGGACAGTAGTATAATCTTGTTCGAGAGACATTTTTTTTATATATTATATACTTAAAAACTTTAAGCCTTTTATATTTAATAATGCACGAGTTTTGGAATAAACAGCCAGTTCCACAAGATAAAGCTATTTTTGATAAAGATGGGGAAATAGATTCATCTAGAGAACTTAGGTACGAAAAAAATCCTTTACCAGAAGGATACGAATGGAGTTCGTGTACCATAGAAGAACTATCTGAATTTTTAAAGAAAAACTATATACGCGATGAATCGTTTGAATTTAACTATTCCAAAGAACTTATAAAATGGGCAATACAACCACCCGGATACAAAGACGAATGGAATATTACCATTCGTGAAACAAAAAGTAATAAAATAATTTCTTTTATATCAGGTGTACCTTTAGACGTACGTATAAATAATAAATGTATTAAAATGCTCCAAATAAACTTTTTATGCGTTTCTGAAAAACTTCGGGATATGAAACTTACACCTTTACTTATACACGAACTCAAAAGACGCATGAATTTGCATGACATATGGCAGGCTGTATATACAGTTGTAAAAAGACTACCTACACCTTTTGCCAAAGTAAATTACTGGCACAGACTTATAAATGTTAAAAAACTGAATCGTATCGAGTTTTCTAATGCAAGAGAACAAGCACATCGTATTTTGGGTACCTCACAGTTTAGGGAAATGACTGAACATGACATTCCACGGGTCACACAAATGTTACAAGAACATTTAAAAAAGTTTAAATTTTCACTTAACATAGACGAATCGTATGTTAAGCACTGGATTCTCCCTCGTAAAGATACCGTGTATACGTATCTAAGCGACGAAAATGATCAATTCACCACATTTTATAGTTTAGATTACCTACATAAACCAAGTGGTGAAATTGTAAAACAGGCATACACGTTCTATAATGTAGGACATTGTTTAAAAGATGCTATAATAATGGCACGTAACCGTGGTTTTGATGTATACAACTGTGTAAACGTAAGTGTAGACATTGAAGAACTTCGTGAACACAAATTTATAGAAGGCACGGGTCATAACCATTATTATCTCTGGAACTGGAAACTTAGTGAAGAAATTAAGCCTGAAGATATAGGGTTTGTAATGATATGACGCCCGGCATCGAGAATTTTTATAAATTCTCGATTATAATCAACCTCAGTGAGATAGTTTAAAAATAAAAACCATTTTAAAATAAATGGAGGAGATACGCAAGTACCATAACGAGGCCAAACGTCTCCTCATCCAATCGGCTACCCGCGAAGGCGACAGTATTTTGGATGTAGGTTGTGGTTTCGGTGGTGATCTTCAAAAATGGCGACACGTGGGAGCAAATATAAGCATGTGTGAACCCAACCCCGAATCACTCAAGGAGGCTAAGTCGCGCGCCAAGAACATGAAAATACGCGTCAACTTTTACGAGGGTGATATATTCGCATGCCCACAAAGAAAATACGATGTCATATGTTACAACTTTGCATTACACTATATATTCGAATCGAAACAGTTATTTGAAACGTCGCTCTTAGCCATCAAGAATAGAATTAAACCCGGGGGTCGGTTCATAGGAATCGTACCGAATTCCGATAAGGTTATCATGAAAACGCCCGTAAGAGACGATCTCGGGAACTACTTTTTAACGAAAGAAACGAGTTCGGGGAACTTTGGAGAAAAGTTATACGTCCACTTAGCAGATACACCGTATTACGCCGATGGACCAAAGGTTGAACCGATTGCACATAAAGACATGTTATTTACACGTATGGAAGATTTGGGGTTTACTTTAACACTGTGGGAAGATCTTAAAGGAAACCCGGTTTCGGATTTGTATAGTAAATTTAGTTTTGTGTATAGAAAATAATCACTTTTTTGGTTTTACAAACTTAACAAACTTTTTGTTTTTAACCTAAGTCATTATTATTTTTTTAATATTTAATTAAAATTAAAAATTAAAAAATAATAATGAAATCTATCTGGAAGGTGTGTGAAAACGGCGAACTCGACGAATTAAAAAAACGTCGTAACGAAATTGATGAAATAATCGAAGAAATCCCAAATGATGGTGATGATATGAGAGAAGATGAAGACGATTTAAGTTTTGCTGTGGCATTCTGTAAAAATCACGATGCGGGTTTGGAAACATTTAAGTATTTATATGAAGAGTGTGGTTACCCTAGACATTGTGTACATTACGCTATGGTCGGAGCAGCCGCATCAAGAAATGCAAAACTTATCAATTACATGTATAATGACATCGACGATCATGAAAAAGAAAATTTTATAGGTGATCTAGAGGATGAACTTGTGATGACGGGACATCCTAATCCAAGTGTATTCATTAAATATGCTTTATTCGAAATAAATAATTAAAAACTGATTAAACAAATCGTATGTTAAACACTGGATTCTTCCTCGTAAAGATACGATGAAACCCAGTTTCGGATATATATATACAGGAAATAAAATAATATATTATATCAGAAGAATGATAATATATATTATTATACTCGCTTTTATATTATCTATAATATCAGTTATTTTATATAAGAAAAGTACCAAAGGTGAAACCAAAACCTATATACCAAAAGTGTTTTCAAACTGGCAAAAAACTGCCGCGCGAAGGGAAGATACCGAGATCAAAGATGATAAATCTGAAAATGAATCTGATATAGAGTCAGATGAGGAGGATGGAGATGAAGTTTTAGATGGTACAACAAAATCAACTTCTTTTAAACCCTTAAAAACACCTCCACCACCTCTAGTACAGGGTTGGGATACATATAATAAGCGATATACAAGTGGTAAATTATCAGGTATGTATGTAAATTCTGATGATGTTGTTGGTGACATATCACCTGAATCACGTCTTACAAATATAGACCTTGAAAAATGTAAATCTATGTGTAGTAAGTTAAATAATTGTAATTCTATAGAATATCATAATGATCGTACTTGTATAATGTTAGCTGCTACTTTAGATGACACGGAACACTTTAAACAAAATGAATCCGGTACAAAAATCGTTCAAAAAAAAATTACTAATCCGTATAAAAAACCGGCTCCTCCACCTCCTCCACCTCCTCCACCTCCTCCACCACCAAAAGTTAGATTTGTAACGAAACAAACATTAGACGGTGGTACCTATAGTAACAGAATTCGTCTTGAAAATCAATTTGAAATTCTCAACAAAACAAAAGCTGTTTATCAAATAAATGAATTATCTCGTCAGCTACGTAGTAAAAGTGTACCACATACAAAAATAGAATTTGTTAAAGTGGAAAAGGTAAAAACGGGACCTTCAAAAACAAAATTAGTCATACACGTTGATGTCGTCTTAGAAAGAGACGCTGAGGAGGTTAAAAAAGAAGAGGAAAACAAGGCTCGTAAAGTAATAGAAAAGGACCCTGTAGAAGAAGCTCAAAAACGAAAAGAAGCTGAAAGATTACTTATTATAAGAGAAAGGGAAGAACTCATTCAACGTGAAAGAAAAAGAGAACAGGAAAAGAAAGCTTTACAGGAAAAGCAACGATTACAAAAAATACAACGGGAAGAAGAATTTAAAAAAGGCAATGAACAAATGAAAAAAGTGAAATTGATCATAGAAACGTATAAAAAATTAGTGGATAAATTAAAAAAAGAATTTCCCAATTATTCCAAAAAAGAAATAGAAGCATTACTTAAAGATGAAAAATGTAAAGGGTGCTACCCGGACAACCCTGATATGTCAGAAAATTATGCAAGAAAGCAACTTCTTGAAAAAGAAGAAGTGAAACGTAAAGTAGAAAAAGAAAGGCAAAAAGAAGAAGCAAGAAAACGAAAAATAGAAGAAGAAAAACGAAGAGAATTGGAAAAACTTGAACGCGAAAGAAAACAAAAAGAAAAGGAAGAAAAAGAAAGATTGAAAATATTATTACAAAAAGCAAAAGAAGAAGAAAAAAGAAGACTTATTGCTGAAGCAGAAGAAAGAAAACGAAAATTAGAAAAGGAAATGGCTGAAAAGAAAAGAAAAGCGGAAGAAGAAGAAAAAAGAAAGAAGAAAGAAATTGAAGATAAAAAGAAAAGAGAAATAGAAGAAGCAAAGCTTAAATATAGTTCAGATATATGGGATGTGGTTATAGTAGGTGATAATATTAATACTAAAAAATTCTTACCAATACACGAAGAACTGAAAAGGTATAAATTACCCGCCACAACATCATTTTATGAAATTATAGAAAAACATATTGCGTGGTTTAGACCAGAATTTGTAAAATACATTAGTTGGAGTAATGATGAAAAACGTATGCGTTTTGACCTTTTTCAAAAATATATAAAAATGACTGATAAAAAGACGCGATTGATAGATGTTTGTTGGGATAATGATAGAAAACGATCATATTGCGAAAAGAAAACGGTGTATATAAAAATATTTTCGGGTGATGACGAAAGAAAAGTAACAGGTAGACAATTTCTTGATCCCATTTTGGGAATTCCGATTTACTCTTTTAACAGTTTTCCAAACAGTAATTGGTTCAAGATAATACAAAACACTGATAATACATACAGTTTTAAAAAAATTTTACAACCACCACGTGAAACACGCGGAGGTCCGGATGGACGAGGAAGTCGTAGAGGTCATCCAGAAGATATATATGAACGCCAATTTTATGATGATGGTATATTTAGTATGAAGAATTCCACGAGTTCTAAATGGGAAAATGCGTTTATTATAAAAACCACCGGTGATAAATACGTACTATATACCAAAGATGGTAAATTAGTTACAAATATACATTCAAGTACAAACAGGAATCACAAACTTATAGATCGTCCATATTTTATAGAAAAAAATAAAATTTCAAATACCCATTATAACCATGCTAAATTTGGTTTAATTGGTGCGACACCGTTTTTACATAATTTTTCAAATAATGGTGAAATTATACCAAATAAAAAATATTATTCACCGAATAAAAAATATTACGTCATATTTAAACCTAACGAAGGATTATATGTTAAATCAAATGAAAATAACAAGAATATAGTATCTATAGATACACCAAAATCCAATTCTGTTAAAATAACTAATATGTTACAAAAAAACTATATAATGTTTTATAATAATAAAGGAAGTCGGGAAAAAATAATAAAATTAAGTGAAGGACTACGAGGAAATTTTATACTTGTAGTAACTGATGTAGGTGAAATTATATGCATTAACTTGAAAACTGGTAAAATTGAAATGAAATTTAATGAACCAGATTTAAGTGCAATTCCAAACAATGTCGTAGTTTTGTGTAAATATAATGATCCAAATAACAAAAATTACACTTCTAGATATATAGTTAATAAAGATAATATGACAACTTTACAGGAAGTAATTTTCAAGGATATTTCACACCAAGCGTCATATTTCTCCAAATATGGTGAGTTAAATGGTCCTGCTTCTAAAGTTAAACAGATAGAAAACTGTAGAGGTATACGCGTACTTGATCCATTAAGACCTATATATATCTCAGAACTCGCTAAAAAAGGTGGATTTAAAGAAGAACAGTTACCTAGACCGATACCGTGTGGTGTATTTTTACCAAAAAATAATAGTGGTAAATATTTAGCTTTTAACAAGAATCAAAAAGGCCCTATAGTTACAGATAAAAGAGACGAAGTTACACCTTTATATATAAGACCGACGAGGCATTGGAAAAAAAATCCGGGTGAATACGAAGTACATCGTATAAATCACCCTCTTAAGAAAGGTGCAGAGTTTGTATATAATGGTATGTTGCGTTTAACGAATGATAAAAAATCCATTTATCCATATGATGACTGTCAGGATACAAATTGTTCAGTACCGGCAAATATTATACAAAGTGTTATACCAAAATGGGAATGTATAGATCGTCTAAATTAATATCATAATAAAATGTTATTTTATATAAAATGATACAGTTGATTATCATTATAGTATTTATAATATTAATACTATACAGAATTCGTAATACAGAGAAATACGAAACAAATAAGGAACCTTTTTTTACACTTTGGGTACCGGGTAAAAAAGGGTACGAAAAGGTGAAACCCGCACATATTAAAAATGGGAAGGTTGTTCCACCAAAAACTATAAAGTACAATTATGACTATAATACTATATATGTAGAAATAGTAGATTATGATAAAGGTTTGATAAAAGAAATAGAGTATAAATCACCGAAACCGTACCTTGTAACTACTACGCACAATGAATATATATTACCAGTAAACTATTCAAGCGAATTTAAAGATTACATGAATAAAAAGGTAGTTGTAAAATTTTATAGAAATGGTAAAAACCCTGATAATTTTTTCCACCTTACACACGTAACACTTCCAAAATCAAAAGAATCTGAATCATCTAACATATCTAATCTAGAATCAGACGAGTATAAACCAAGAAAATCAGTACAAGACTGTATAGGAAGTTGGAATGTAATTAAAAAAAATATAAAAAAGCGTGGAAATCTCGCTATTCGAACAGACGATTGGGAATATAAACACACTAAAGATGCAGAAAAAGGTGGTAAAGCGTGTCCTTATGAAAACGGTAAACGTATTTCGGTAAAATATTCGGATATTGCTTCACATAAAACACCTTTTAGAGACCCCAATATAAATACAAAATTAATAACATCTCCTAACTATATATTTGATGAAATAGACAAACCAGAACGTGTAGCATACTTACTATCAAAAGGTGCATATGTCCATCCTATGGATCGGCCATCGTCACCTCCATCTCCTCCACCTCCACCTCCACCTCCACCACCTCCAAAAAAATGTTATTCAAAAATTGATTTTTGTGTATCTTATGTAGACAAAGACAATGAAAATAATGGTATTGAATTAGATGAATGTCGCAAAAGACATGAAAAAGCAGGAGGTTATTATAATTATCATAAAAATTTCTCTTTAAAAAGAAATGATCCCACTCAAATACCAGTAGAAAATGCATCAAAACAAAATGCTAGATGGGAAGATGATAAATACAAATATATAAAGATAAAGTATGTTACAATAAGAGAAGGTGGGGATGATCCAAAATGGGACAAATGCGAAGGATATAATGACCAGGTTAGACAGAGCTACTGGGAATGGTGGGTACCAAAAATGAAAGAACTTGTGAAAACTGCGAAAATGGGTGATTCTAAAACATTTACTATAAAGATGATAAATGAAAAATATATAGACAAAATGGTGGAAGATAAAAAAATTGATAAAATTCAAGCCGGAAATTTAAAAAGAATATACAGTACCGAAACCGAAACAATCAACAGTTTTTATTATCGCGCCCGTATATTAGATGTCAAAAAATTATTTCGATTTATGATAAATCCTACGTATTTAGCAGATGAATTTGATAAATGGGAAACGGATAACAAATCGTATTTTGGAAAATGTGAAGATGGTAAAAAATATGATTCATTTTGGAAAAAACATGTTAAACCACAAACGAACATTATTGATCCTATATATTACAAGAATAGTTCGTCACTACAATGTCCCAAAAGTGTAATGTATTGTCGACCAAACAACGATGATTGGAAATATACTATTGAATGGTGGAAAGAGTATATCAAAGAAGATATAAGTAAAATCGCTTCCGGTAGTAAAGGGTGTTACGTTAACCCAAAAGCTGAAAGTCTTTTAAAACCAAAAAAATTTCTTAAAATTCATTATCCGTACAAAAAACACGACAATATGGAAAATATGGATTTAAATCCAAATACTAATACTAATTTAATAAATGATCCATATTATTATTGGAACAAACATATAGATATAGTTGCACCAAAAAAAACGGATAAAGATTGTAAAGCAGAATTACAAAAACCTAAAAAAGGGTGGGAATATTCAGCGCATTTTAGTAAAATAGTCCCGTCGGCATCGTCCCCATCCGGAAAGAAACATGTTTACGGAAAAGCAAATTACAAGAGTGTTGATTGGACCGATGAAATTGAATGGAAATATGTTGTTACCAATCCAGGTAAAGACGGTGGTGATAAAGATCATTGTTTTTATAATATACCAAACTCTGCACATGGATTAAAACATGGTGACAAGATAAAAATTAAAACTTCAAATATGGTATTAAAACATAATATGATGCCCAGTGGTTTGCATATACGACATATTCGACAGATAAGAGACCCTAACTATTTCCATGAATTAATAAAAAATCCAAACTATTGGGTTGATAAATTTAAAGAAAAAAATATTAGAATGGATGATCCTATATACAAGGAATATTTTTAATGATATAACACCAAAAAAAAGTATATGTTTATGATAAGATGATACTCGCGATACTACTTCTTATCATAAATATATTCATATTCATCAACATACAAGAACCACCAAATTTAACAGAAGTTCGTGAAAAATATAAAACACTCAGGGACCATCTCAAAGATACAAACAATAACGAGTTTAAAATGTTATGTAAAGAGATTCCAATTACAGCACATAGGCGTATGAATGGTTCAATAGGGTATAATGTAAATAAAGGGTATGACATTGGTTTGTGTATAGATGGAGAACCAAACGAAATATTTCACGTTTTATTACACGAACTTGCTCATTGTACAGTAGATGAATATTCACATAGCATAGAATTCTGGGAAAAGTTTGATAAACTGCGAAAAATATGCGTTTCTATAGGTATTTATCAGGAAATACCCGAAAGACGTGAATTTTGTGGTAAACATATCCAGGATAAATAATCTATGTTAGTAATAAATGGAATCGTTTTCTGACCTTTTCAAAGTATATTTTCTATTCAATATTTTACTTGTAACACTAAGTGCACCACTATTGGCAAATAATCATATTATAAATATGGGTTTATTGAATGTTATTACACCTGTCATCTTAGCTGCGTTACCAAGAGGTGGTAATATATTTGGAAGACTGGCACTCGATGCACCATTTCTTATAGTTTCGTCTTTTATAAGTTTAGGTGTAATATTCGGTGCTTCTATGATAAACGAACGTTTTGAACAAGATTTTAAAAACTACGGTAAAACTACGGAAAGTACTCGAAATGTGTTAGGACTTCGCGCAGTTGGATTACTGATTGGATTTCTCGTTTCCTATTTTATATTTGGAAAGAGAATGTATAAACACTATAACTCTATTTAACGTATCGTTTTAAGATATAAAACACTATAGCAGCAACAACACCTGTCGTTGCTAAACCAACTGGACCACGGTTTCCCTGGTCGTTAAGAAAAGAAGGTATAGTACTCGCAAGTTTTTCCTGTACAGGCTTACTGATTGCCACGGCGGCGCATGCAGCGACAATTATAGCTTCAAATTGGTCGTCAGTAAGGTTGAATGGATTTTTAGATTCAGAAGATTTTTCTTTAGTTTGTTTTGGAGCAACAGTTTGTTGCGCCATCATCATTGGTGTTTGCATTTGCATTTGCGTCATACGCGGATCCTGGGCCATCATAGGCGGTTCAAGTGGATCTTCAGCCTGTCCCATAACATCAGAAATTGGAGTCGAGTCCATCGTTTGTTTATTTTCAATATTTTTTTCATGGGAAGTATTCGGCACGAAGTTAGTAGATTGGTTATTATTTAATGATACCATACCCCCATCACTACTATCTGTTAAATTCATTGTTATAACGTCCGTCATTTATGTATTCATAGGTTTTTGAGACATGTCATTGACGCATTATTCGCCTGAATGTAAAACATATCTTGGGTACATACCCAAAAATGTATTTAAAACCCTAGGTAAAACATCTTTTTTTTCACACTCAGGTATAGAATCATTAAAATATATACGTTTGGAATCGTGACATACATTTATGTATATATAGTATCCTTCGCTTTTCCTAACACCACCTGATGAAAGTTCATTAAATTTTGCGTATGGGTACACCATTCTTGAACTACACAATCTTCTGATAAAGTTCATTTATTATATTACTTTGTTTTTGTAATTTTAAGTCTTGTTTTCTTTGTTGCATTTTTAGCATCTTCTTTATGTTCTAGATAATGAGGATTATACATCTTTTTATGGAGTTTCCAGAGGTCAGGGCTACCAACTTTAAAATTTTTCCTAAGTGTGGCTTTATACCAAAACACACAATCTTCTATTTTATTACTCTTCGACGTATTATCTAAAACCAAACATTCATAATTTTCCGTACACGCATCCATAACCTTATTAAACATATCAAAACTTGGAAAAATACCAAAAAATGATTTATATATCTTTTCTCTATTCTGAATGATGTTTTCTCTCAAGACAAATACATAATCAACATTTGCCCTGAGTGCTGGTGGTAAATCCATGACGTATTGCATGGTAAGCATGAAAAATATATTATAATGACGACCGTTCATAAAACATTGGCGAATACACGTATCTTTCAAAAATTTACTATCATACATACAATCATCTAAAAGCATAAATGTACCGTTATTTTTACTTTTACCTTTTGTACCAACCAATTTTCTCTGCCTTGATATAACTCGCTCTATAGCATCTCTATCATAATCACCATATACAAATAAGTCTGGTATAAACTCACCATAAAAATGGTTACCTTCTTCCGTACCCGAAAGTACAACACCGGCTGGTATATGCTTTTTGTAATACATAATATCTTTGACTAGTGTAGATTTACCCGTATTACGTTTACCAATAAAAACACATACCCGATCATCCGTCATTTTTTCGGGTCTGAATTTCTTCAGTTGAAGATTCATTCTATCATACTGTCTCGTTTTATTTCATAAAATTTTACTCACGTAAAGTAAGAATGGCTGGTCGATTAAACCTTGCTGTCACGGGTATCCAGGACCAATGGCTTACTGGTGAACCCGAATTTTCGTATTTCCTGATGAATTTCAAACGACACACGAAATTTTCGGTAGAATCTATAGAAACACCGTTCGATGGTAACATAGATTATGATACAAACATTGAATGTCGTATTCCCAAAAACAAAGGTGATCTCATTCGAAGTATGATGCTCAAATTTACTTTACCACATCCCAGTGTACCAAATGAAACTTTTGAAGTAACACAATCTGGTTTAAAATACTATATAAATGGTGTTCAACAAGATACACTCACACTTTACGAAGGTTCTACGTATACATTTAATGTAAATACAGTTGGACACCCATTTTGGTTTTCAGAATCTCCTGATGGTAGAGTTGCTGGTGTTATTCAAACACCTTATACAAATGGTGTTACAGGTTCGGGTACAGAACAGGGTACTGTTACTTTTACCGTACCTAGTGGTGCACCATCGACTTTATATTATTACTGTGAAGTTCATTCTAATATGGGTGGTCAGATAAATATACGTAATGTAATGTATAATAAATCTATAGGTGCTCAAATCATAGAGTATGCAGATCTTTTGATTGGTGGTCAAACTATTGAACGTATAACGGGTGATTATATCTACATGTATGATCAAATACACAACAACAAAGATGATATAACCCAAACACTGTATTTCTTAACTGGTCATGATAATTACATAGCAGTTTCATACGATTGGGAATATAGTGTACTATTACCATTCTATTTTTTTAGACATCCAAGTTTAGCTATACCCGTTTGTGCACTTACAAAACAACTCGTCGAAATACGCATAAAGTTTAAAAAGTTGAATGATGTGACTGTAACTTATACAAGAAACACTAATACTATATCAAATCCACCTTCTAATGTTTCTTCTTCTATTAAAAAAGTATCACTCGTCACTGATTTTTATTTTATCACCGAAGATGAAAAGAATTTCTTACTTACGCGTCCTATAGAATACGTCATAACTCAGCTCCAAATGTCACAATTTAGATTTAAAGCTGGTGAATCTAAAAAAGCGGGTATGCTTAATTTCAAACACCCCGTAAAAGAAATGTTTTTTTTGGCGATAAGCGATGACGTTCATAAACTCAACCCGATAAAACACGTTACAATGAAGTTTAATAACAATAGAATAATAGACGCAGATAATTTAATGTTAAGTTACGAACAACCTTTAAAATATTACACAGGTGTAACGGATAATAACTTCGGAGTGTATAGTTTCTCAATGAAACCAGAAACGTATTACCCAACTGGTCAGGTAAATATGAGTAGAATAGCACACAATTTAATTGAAATTGAACTTGAATCACCTAATACAAACTATGCACATTCGGTGTATACATACGCAGTGAATTATAACGTTTTAAGAGTGAGTAGCGGACTTGGTGGTTTAAAATTTTAGTACCTTATACTAGTAATGGCTGGGCGTGTTCAATTAGAAACATCTGGACCACAGGACGCTTTTTTTACAGATAACCCAGAATATACATATTTTATAAAGAATTTCCAAAAACATACAAACTTTGCACCGTTCTTTGTAGATCACGACGTCATTGGTGAAATTGAATTTGGAAGTACCATAAAGTGCACCATTCCCCAAAATCAAGGTGATCTTCTCAAAACCGTGAGTTTGAAACTGGAACTTTCGAGTATACCACAAAATTTAGTAAATAATATAGAAGGTATAGGGTATGTAGAATCTATAGGACATGCAATAATCGAATATGTAGAATTAACAATAGGAGGTGAAATTATCCAGAGAATACCAAGTGATTACTTAGCTATATATTCCGATAACTATATAACACAAACAAAACAGCATAACTTATCAAAACTCATTGGTAAACCGCCACTCGAACTTTCAGGAACTAGTGTAGCTACAGTACAAATAGCCGGGTATTTGGGTTTAGCGACGTCCGATACTAAATACTTTGTTGATATACCATTCTACTTTTATAATAACCCAGAACTCGCTATACCGTTATGTGCTATACATAATCAGGAAGTTGAAGTAATAATAAAACTCAGGGATTTGAAAGATTGTGTATGGGGGTATGACACAACCGACCCATATAATGCGAATAGCATATTTTACCTTGGTGATTACGTAAAAACGAAAGGACTCATAAAAAACCTGAAACTAACTACTGAAATGGTTTCGTTAGACAAGGAAGAAAAACAAAAATTAAGTAATCAAAGAATAGATTACACTATAACTCAAATACAAGAAAGTAAATCTATAATACCAATAGATGCAAATATAGATAATTATATAGATGTTACTCATAGACTCCAATTTAAAAATCCTGTAAAAGAACTTTTTTTCATCATACAAAGACTTAGAAAGGTTGTAGGTGGTCATTTTACAACTAATTTTGATTATGATTCATTATTTCAATTGTATAATGGTGATTACATAAATTTTGAACATTTAAAAAACATGGAACTAAAACTTGATGAAAAAGTAATCATAGACGAAAAAACAGGTGATGTAATAAACTTACGTGCAATACAAAGTGGTATACATCACACGAGAACGCAATTGTTCAGAAGGTACTATTCGTATAGTTTCGCACTCGAACCTGAAAGATGGTATCCAACGGGTCAAATTAATTTTAGTTTAATTAAAGATCAAATAATAAAAATGAAAATAACACCTGATACAGATGCAGAAAGAGAACTTAGAGTTTTAGGTCTAAGTTATAATATACTCCGCGTGGAAAACGGAATAGCTAAAACTTTATTTAATTTATAATGAATCAACTTGAAAAAGACGCGACATTAAATTTAATCGAACAAGTACAGAATTCTGCTATTGATATTATACAACCTATACTAGAACGTTCTATGATTCTTGCGGCGGAATACGCGTGTGCGTGTGGTAGAGATATGATTTTATCAGAGGATTTAGAATATGCCATGAAATACTGTGCAATGCATGAAGTTGGTAAAAAAATAGGAACCTATTTTCCGGATATAGAAGAAGACGAAAACGAAGACGAAGACGAAGAAGACGTTGAATTTGAAGAAGAGGAAGAAGAAGTTCCATTTACGCGATATTCAGGGAGAGAATATAAATTTGTTAAAATGAATATGGCGTATGATAATTGGAGTTCATGGGAACCAAAAAATCCGTCAGAACAGCTGTTAAAAAATACTATAGATAGTAATGAACACATCAGATCCAGAGGGATGGACGACGACTTCTGAATATTTTAAAATATGTGATGATGAAAGTTCTACTTCTGATACAGATGATGATTCTGATTCTGATTCTGATTCTGATTCAGAATTGGAAGTGGATTCTATAAATATTGGTATGTTAAATGGGTATTTGAAGCCACAATACTACAGTAAAATTTTAGTCGAAGAAGAATTACTCCCAGAATAAAATCTCAGGATAGTATATATATAAAATGTCTGCTGCCGAAACTGTCACGCTCGTCACTCGTGAACTTGAATCGCAATCCCTTAACGCTATCGTTGCTGGTTTTTCCTTTGCTGCTGCCCTGTCCTGGATGGACTTGGTAAGATGGTTGGTTAACCAAGTTGTTAAGGTCAATAGAAACGGTGGCATGAACTACACGCTCACTGCCTTGTTTACCACTCTCTTGTCCATCTTGGTTTACGTTGCCATCTCTCGTGTCTCTACACGCGTACAAAAACCAGCCCAACCAATCTTCGCGGTTACTCGATAAGCCTTGGTTTACGCATAACTAAAAGTAAAAATAAACCGGTTGCGACTACCATAAATATAGATATAAACGCATCCCATCTACGCGGATCCTCTAATTCGGGGATACTCATAGGTGGTGGAAGAGAAAAGTCTCGTTCCACTTTAGAAACATTCTCCATTTTATCAGTAGAACACGTTATAGCTAATTTAAGTACATGATTTGCATTTCTAAAATCATATGGTATTAACCGGTTATTGCTACTATAATAAAATTGCACCCTTAAACTCGATATCGTTTTTTGTGTTCCAGAATCAAAATTATGTTCTATTTTATCATCTACACCCGAATAATTGATTACATCCCCGCATAAAAGTATACGTCCAGTATAAAACGGTGTTTCCGAAAATACAGTTTTATTAAATTCATCAGAACCACTACTCAGTTTAACAATAATCGCATCTGCACCTTGTAAATTAATACTACCCGTTTCGAGTTCATATGGTGACAATGTCGTAGATGAAACGTTACTTGCTGGTAAACCTAATATATCGTAAGGTGTTGTATACCCTTGTACATTAGAAGCATACCCATTTGTTCCCCCATAGAATTCAAATGTAAAAGGTGCACTACCTGTAAAAGTTATAGCATTTGTATCTTTATCATAAACACCACCAGATAAATGAGTAGATGCTGTAACAACTGCCTGCATTAAATCATCACCATCATAATTTCCATTCGGTATTGATACAGTGGTACCATTTATATCAAATGTGTTATTCCTGTTGTGTATAAGGTACTGACTATTATGTATTCGTGCTGATATAAGCGAAATCTTAGATACGTCATAAATTGGGTTTTTTAGATGTACTACATAATCACCTGGATTTGGGTACACATTGGGATCACGTTCACCACTATCTATATCTAAGGTATGTACCTTCATTAAAATATATGAACAATATTTTAATGAGTGTATATCTCAATTTTATGGTATTTAAGAAAGACTATGAACTAATGGGTTAGTCGAAAGCTGTCGCTTTGCTGTGTCTAAACTTGTGTTAGATGCATTTGGATTTATATTACCCTTATACGCATTAAACTTGTGATAATCATTATTCCTATATTGTTGTGTCCACGCACCATTTGCTGAGTTTATTCTACCATCAATTCGAGACGTATCGGAACGAACACTTGTTAATAAACCACCTTGGTTTAATGGATTGGCGCGTACATTCATACGTCCTGGACCAGCTGCACGGTTTGGTTTACCACGACGATCATCCGGTCTAAACCCGTACTTCATCAATTCTTCAACAGTATGCGTAGAACCATATGTTCGCTTTTCACCGATTTTAGATGCAGGGGCGTTAGTATAACCACCGTGAAAGCTTGATATACCTGGCGCTGGCTGATTATTGTACTGATAATGTTCTATATTACCATCCTTCTTGTTGCGCGTTGGTTCTTGCGCGCGTGTAAGTGCAGAAACAGTTCGTTTTGCACTTGCGTATCCCAAAGTATCCGTTCTTAAACCCGTTTCGGATCTATTAGTAGTTCGCTTGGTTTTTTCATGTTCAGCTCTTGGTGTTCTACCGGTCATGCCTTGAGCTCTACCGGGCACAGGTGGGAGTCTACCATAAAGAAAAGCCGTCTTTTCTGGTCTATTATTTCCAAGTTCGCCCATTATACCACGTCTACCACCTTTAGAATCATATGCTGGACCAGATCTACCTGGTAAAGTTGTCAATCTGTATGCACCAACGTTTTCGGGGTTTACGCGAAACAATTGTTGGTGTCCACCAAACGCTGGAACACTTGCATCAACACCCAAACCTGGACCAACAAGTTGTTTCTCTATTGGTGAAAGATTATTCATTCTACCAGCATCGTACATCCTATTCCTCATATTAAGTATTTCACCACCAGAAGATCTCTTTTGTGGTGCAACTTCACCAAATGACGGAATCTCTTCTTTATATTTAATCGGAGTTTCAACCAAAGGTGATAATGGACCTGAATATTCACTCTGTATTGTCAATTCTTTCTCCGAAAAATCGGAAGTTATTTCAGGTTCTTCTATAGGATTACCTTCTACTGAATATTTTTCTTGTGTGTGACTCAATTTTCGACCAGCATAAACTAAACCGGCTATAGCCAATATTGAAACGGGATCAGCCATTCTTATTTCTTATTGAGATTTTTATTGAGGTATCTTTGCTGAAATAAACCATTTTGGGTTTCTGCACGTGTACTCATTGGTTCATATGTACGAGTTCTAAGTGGAACTTTGCATTCAACATTTTGAAGTGGATGGAAATTTTTTTCGTATGTGTTTACCAAAAGTTTGTTGAATTGAGATGTAGATTGAGGTCTAAGTCTGTCAGACGTTTCTATATATTGTGCTGGTGAACCTTTACCTGCCATGTATGGTGCCGTACCATATAACATGGTATTTGGTCGACTTGAACCATAATTAAGAGTACTGGGCTGAGGATACAAAAAAACTTCTTCAGTAGCACATACAGATGGGACCGCGTGATCTTTAACTACTTTCATACCTGGCTGGAGTTGATATGCCATTTATTATTACGAGAGATTTTGTTTTAAGACGTTCAAAATCTTGTTGCCGTTCTTCTCGCGTCACCATTTGGGTCAAGTCCGGCAAAAGCACCAAGTTGTACACCTCTCATATCTGGATCGCATAATCTCGGATCTTGTCTGCATGTATTTTGTCTTTTACCATGAATAAATTCATAATAAGGCGTATTACCAATCGAAGTGTCTGGCATACTTACAAACTGTCTAGATAATGCGTTTCTTTGGTATTCTGGTGAAGCCGATCGAGATCGTGCTGGTCCATATCTAATTCCATCTGTAGCGTAACTATTAGTCGCCTTTTTAACAGTTGGGTAATAACATGATTCTGGTCTATCTGGTCTATCTATGTAATCAGACATGAGTACATTACCCATAGGATTGTCCTTTGATGGCATAGAACATTTGTTATATACACTATCACTTCCGGAGGCTGGTCTAATAACATTATCCTTAACCATATTCGATCGTTCCATTATATAAAGAACGCCGAGCGCAGTTGTACCTAAAACAAAAATACGTGGATCTCTATTTATAAGATAGATTATACATGATGCATAAATGATAAATCGTGCTGTTGCATTAACACGGTCTGCTGAAGACTGTAATTTTGAAGGCCAGAATTCGTGTACCTTGTCTACACGTACCAATTGCTTCGGATCTTCAAACCAAGATGTCATTTATATATAGTGAGTTTATTTTTTCATCATACCACCTAACATGCCCTGCATCGTTTTCATAAGTGCATTTTCATCTAATTCGGAACCATCGTCTGTCATTTTATCGGCACATTGTTTAGCCACTTGTTCAATCATGGAAAGTGTATCTTCTGGAATGGAACTAATAGTTGTACCAAGCATATACAACGTTTGAACATATTGCCAGATTGCATCTTTTGTATTTTGTGAACAGGAAGCCCAATGATTTTCGAGATTTACATCTTTCATAAAATCGAGGTTCTTGGATTCATTTATAAAAAAAGTATCATCTTTCGCGGAAATTTTATCCGCGAACGGTGTAACACTTGCCATAAATCCATCAACCACTAAACGTGGGTTGGCTTCTTTAGCCAAATCGAAAGCAGATAAACATCTTTTGAGAGCCTTTTCTTCTGGAAAGGTCTTGTGTAATTCCACAAGAAATTGACCCATCATATCATTGAATGCAGTCACAGAAGCCATTTTGTACTGTAAATAGACATTTTATCTTTAAGTTAGTAAAATTAAAATGGTTCCGTTGATATAGTTTCTTTCTTACCTAAACCGTTTGTAACTATAAAAAATACTAAAATTGCGTTAAGTGCAGCTGGTTTAGCATAAGCACTTACTGGAAGTTTACCTTCGTTGTTAATCTTTGCTTTAAAATGTATATATCCTGCTGTTAATAAAGCAGCTACTATACCAGCCCATGCGGGATCTCTTAAATAGTCTTCAAACTCCATTATCTATTAGTAACCAACTTTTTTTGCACGCATTTCGGATGCATCTGGAAATAAAACACCATCGTCACCCTCCTGTTGTTGCGTGGATGGAGTAGTGTTTATCGTTTTGAATTCGTTTGCAAATGGGGATGCATTTACTGCGGGTTGTTGTTCCATTGGTTCCATTGATTCCATTGGTTCAGTTGATTGCATTGGTTCAGTTGACTGCATTGGTTCCATACCTGTTGACTCTTCCATAGACGATTGTCCCTGTTCAAATGGTTCTTCTGATGTTTCTTCTACATCTCCCTCCAGTAGATCTGGATCTTCGGAATCTCCTAATACTGCATCCCCTAGATCCAAATCTTCACCTTCTTGTGTTTGTGACATATATGTTTGTAAAATTTGTTGTACTGGTATAAGTTCTTTTATAGAAGTTTCAATACATACAGAAAATCTTTCATATAACTTATCATTTCTCGTATATTCGTTTTGATTTTCGTGATAAATGTAAGGGTCTTGATACAAATCCTTCGCTGCGTTGTTATAGCACATTTGTATAAATACTTCATTTGTCGGAAGTTTAAGAGAAATCTTTTTATTATCTTTATTTAATCGAACCGCGGATAAAATTTTAACACAACTTACAAATACGGCAGCCAATAAATCATTAAACCACGCGCATCTGTTTGTTATGTTATCTGTATGCTGTTTAGACATGGCATCGCTCCAATTTGGAACTTCTTTCAAAAGTTTTTGGTACATAACGAGAACTTTACGACCTTTGGAAAGTTTATAAGCCTCTTCATACATGGTTTCAAAAGTTTCAATCATGACTGGACACATGAGTAGGCATAATTGACCAACGTATTCGCGTTTTGCTTCGACTAAAATATTCAATGGATCACTCATATCTGTGATTATACGATTTTTTTTATAAATTCTTATCACGCGTTTCTCCTGTATTTATTTGCGGCCTTTTTAAGATTTACAAAGGATGGGAATTCACCCATATCTTCACCATCTTCACGCTGGGTATTTTTGTGTTGTTTCTTAGGTCTCCACGAAATACAAAGTTCAAACTCCCCTATTTGTTGTACAGTAAATCCGCCTATATCAAATTGACGTTTTATATACTGTAATGCCTTTACCCTATTAAAATGTGGATACCCCATAACAAACGAAGGAATCTGACAGAATATATATTTATGACCTAGATCAACCGATTGTCTGATCTTTTTTGAAATTTGGTCGTATATTTTGATATATGTTTCCTTTTTCAGTTTATTTCTTTTTTCAGTTATACGTGATATTTCATCAATACTGATCATTACATTTTATAGAGAACTTTTAAATTCTAATTTTACCGTACATTGTTCGGGGTTCAGGTATAACCTTTTCTGTTAAACCTTTAGTTTTTATGATATCCAGTTCAGATTGTCTTACTTTAGAATAATCTTCGAACTCTTTACCTTTTATAGTTTTTTGGTAAATACTCGGATCACTTGGTGGTCTAGAATCGATTGGTTGTGTACGCAAACTTACAACAGTTGCTTCACCGTCTGTAATTCTTATATCAGCAGAAACAGAAAATCCCAAAGCAAAACCTTTGTGTTTAACGGACATGAACATGCATCTATATAAATCCTGGCCAGAACCACTTATATATTTTTTTATAGAAGTTGTTTCTATAATGTAAGTGCATAAACCTGTACGCTTTGATATTTCTTTATTTGTTGCTAATACCATCTTCTGCATGAGATCATTCGAAACTTCTATGTCCTCTTCAGATTCTCTATACTGAGACAAATCCACTTCTTCGTCATTTATTATAATGTAATGTACAGGTTTTGTATACCCAGCCATTCCAAATTTTTCAGTAAATTTTTCTGTCCTGTGCATGCTCATAAGTGTAAGCACAAGAAGTATTAATATTAATAGAACAATATTCATCATTTAATATTAAAAATTATTTTTTTTGTGTTTTTTTAATGAAAATATTTTACGTAAATATTCTAAGATGTCCCTCTTAATTTATAGTCCGCAATGTAATCATAGTTTAGATGTCATTGACTATATAAATAAACATCCGCAACTTAAACAAATTGTTCAGTACCATAATATAAATAAATTGGGTATACCTCCTCAGTACAAAAACAAAATTACGCGTGTACCAACAATGCTTACTAAAAATGGTAAGTTCTTAGTTGGTAACGAAATAAAAAACTGGCTTGAATCATTATTACCCGTTCAAGAACTGGAAATGTGTGGTTTTGGTAGCTGTTCAATGACAACACTCGAAGGTGAAGGTACAAATGAATTATTTGGTTTGGATAATTATGGAACCACTTTACAGCCAGCCATGACACCCGAACTCGAAGAAAAAATTAATCAGAGTGTTTCTGACGCATATAATAAGAATATAAAGAAATAATTAATTTATAAAATTAGATATGAAATTAGCTACTATTCAGGCTTCAGCTATAAAATCAACCTTTGAAGTACTAAAGGATATACTTAATGATGTAAATATATATTTTAAACCAAATGGTATGTATATAGTTACTTTAGATACAGCTCGTACGTCTTTAGTAGATATGTTTTTATCTTCGGATAACTTCGAAGAATATGAATGCGAAACTGAAATAGTCGCAGGTATAAATGTGGCGAACACTTTTAAACTTTTAAAATCTATAACAAATAACGATGTACTTACTATAAGTATAGATTGTAAAGAATTTATGAACCTGGAAATTCATAGCGAAGCTAAAAAAACATGTACCAAGTTTGCATTAAAGTTACTAGATATAAACGAAAACCATATCGAAGTTCCAGATGTAAACATGACAACTATCACCCCAATGGCTTCGGCAGATTTTCAAAGAATATGTCGTGACATGTATAATATAGGTAACACTATAGAAATAACAAGAGAAAACAACCAATTAAAATTATATTGCAGTGGAGATTTTGCGAATCAGGAAACAAACATTGAATGTACGGAAGAAAGTCCCAAGATATCGGGTGAATATTCTCTTCGATACATGAATATATTCACTAAAGCCACAAGTATGTGTTCTACTGTTCAAATTATGCAAGAAGAACAAAACCGCTTCTTAATATTAAAATATAACGTTGCAAATTTAGGTGATTTGAAGTTCTATTTAGCAACTAAGGTACCCGAAGATCTGTAATACAACCATCAACTGTACTTACAACTTTCACCATACCAAGTGCATTTTTTAATTTTATTCGTGGATATTCATTTTCTAGTGTTTCTATATCATAATAGAGCATATCACTTATTTTAATTTTTTCGTTGTGAAAATCACCTCTCGGTCCCGCGTATCTTTTTACTTTGTTTAAAAGATCTCGTACTGGTTTATCATCCGAGTCAAGCAATTGTGCTGAAGTGATCGGAATATTAAATACAACTCCATTTACTCTTTCTGGTGGCCATGCATGCTTCATATCATATGTTAAATATTTGTACATGACATCATTGTACCAATATTTAATACGAATTATAGTTTTAGTAACATTATCGGGTACTACCGTGTTTTTATAATCAACAAAATTTAACGTTTTAAAATACGTTTCCGTTTCTTCTTCCCATTCGTCGTATTCTTTTTCCCAAAATTCATCGAGTTCAAGAGGTGGTTTAGAATTGTCTAAAAAATATTCCATGGAAGCATCTATAATTTTATAATCCGGTTTAGATGTTATATATTTTAAAGTTTCATATACCCAAACTATAATGTTGGTTAAAAGATTACCGATCATTCTATTTAATTATTATATGGAAGGTAATTTTTTAAGTAGGTATAATAATAAAATAAAAACATGGGAAAAACTAATAGAAGATGACCCTAGTAATAAATCTACATATGAATACGAAATGTCGAATTATATAATTCAGTGTATGCCGTATATGAAACAATATACAGATGATTTAGAATTAGAAGTAAGTGTAGATAATATTTTCAAATGTAAAGAAACGTCTGGATTACAGAGAAAAGATATATTTAATGATTATCTAATAAACGTTGAAAAGGTGAATAATATAGACCGACCCATGGAAAGAAAAAAAGAAGAATGTCCTAATTGTTTAGAAAGTAATATATACCATTTTGCAGATACAAGTGATTTAGTATGTGATAAATGTGGTATGATAATAGCAACTATTATTAGCGAAGAATTGACATATAGAGAAGAACAGGAAACATCTGAAAAAATAGTAAACTATTCGTATAAGAGAGAAAATCATTTCAATGAATGGCTTTCACAGTTTCAGGCACAAGAAACAACGCATATCCCTACGGAAGTTATAGAACAGTTAAGAAACGAACTAAAGAAGATAAAAATAAAAGTAGTGGAAGAAATCACACATGCACGTGTTAGGAGTTTGCTCAAAAAACTCAAATTAAATAAATATTATGAACACGTTCCATATATAACTAATATATTGAGTGGTATATCACCGCCAAAAATGCCACAGGAAGTTGAAGAAAAACTGCGTATAATGTTTAAAGATATACAAAAACCATTCGACGATAATTGTCCAAGTGAACGTAAAAATTTTTTGAGTTACTCATATGTTTTGTATAAATTTTGTGAACTCTTAAGTGAAGATTCATATCTTAAATATTTCCCGTTACTCAAATCAAAGGAAAAATTATATCAACAGGATGTTATATGGAAAAAAATATGCAATGACCTCAAATGGGAATATATTCCCACGATTTAAAATATAATCTTATAATAAAATGTCATCGTGTAACAAGCCGGTAAATAGACCAAAATCTCCTAAACAGAAAACCAATAAGAAAACATCGCGCAAAAACCCATTGCGTCAAGGTGTATCTTTCAATAGCATGAGTAACATGCTCAAGGCTTTTGCCATCAAGAAAAGAAATATGCCAGAAATTTTTCAAAATATAAACGATAAACTTAAACGATAATTAAAGAATTGTGATTAATTTAATGAATGGATGAGTATTATAAATTTTGTCTGAATGAGATCAGGTTTCATACAGAAAAAATCAATGAAATCATAGAGGAAGGTCTCGCGGACCCCAAAAAATATTATTTACAATCAACGAGTCAATGGAAAACTATATGTCAGATGATACCTTATATGTATTATCTAGCGAAACATAACGAATCTCTGGATCATGACCCCCTGAAGGAGGAAAATTTATCAGATATGCCTCCGAAAGACCAGTAAGTTTGAGGTAATTTTGTGCTTGTGTGACCATGACTTCATTCATGGTCTTAACTGATTTAAGTTCGAGTACAGTTTTTTTATTTAATATTATATCAGCACGAAGGTTTCCTATAGTATGCCCTTCAAATACTATAGGAACTATTCTTTCCGTTTCGTAGGGTATTCCGTGTTTGCGTAAAACGACTTCCATCGCGTTGTGATACACACGCTCACTATAACCGGGGCCAAGTATCTTGTATACAAAGTCGACATATTCACGTATCATTTACATATCTTCGTGTATTGTTTCTAAACCCTTTTTCTTACTCTTTTTTACATTTTCATTTTCCTTTTCATAATCTCTTATAAGATCTATATACTGATTATTATATTCTATAAGAGTTTTAGACATTTTCATCATGATTTTATTCATTTTATCAAAATGTCCAATTTCCATAGATATAGATATATGTTCAGCATACTTTTGAGAAATATCTTCTATAGCATCCATGATTTCGTTAGAAAAGTGTATACCTTCCTGTATATATTTTTTAACACTTTCCTTCATTTTATAATATGATACTATTATTTTTTAAAATGTCTGTCAATATAATCTACTAGTAAGAAAAAAATTTTTATTTGAAATCAAAGTCCCTCAAGGAGAATGTTGCTCTATAAAAAAACTTTTTTGTTCGAGGTAGTCGATTATATTGACAGACATTTTGCTTTTAATATATACATAAAACATAGAGTAAAATTTTTAAAATGTCTGTCAATATAATCTACTAGTAAGAAAAAAATTTTTATTTGAAATCAAAGTCCCTCAAGGAGAATGTTGCTCTATAAAAAAACTTTTTTGTTCGAGGTAGTCGATTATATTGACAGACAAAATAAAAAAATTACTTATATAAAATGTGGATGCTTTTATGTAGACCAATTATCATACCAACAAATGTTCCTGAACAAACCATGATTAGTACCGATAAGTGTCGAATCGTACTAGTGTCTCCTACAAATGATCCAAGTAGATACGTCATTGACATGCCAGATGAAACACCCGAAATTCTTATAAAACCGGATAAGGATTAAAAGGTAAATGTATATAAATGCCACCAACACCTTTCGTGAATAGTAGTATTCGTTCAACTATACCAAATACATGCGAAGGTCTTCAGCATATTCTCATTAAGGTTATATATGAAAATGAGCGTGGTCGTGGTCCGGTACAAAGTATAGAGGCATACGCATCACCCGTGTTTTCGTTTAATTATAACGCCACTTACCTTAATCGTAGTGATATGTTACCAACTCCTGAAGACGGTACTATTAGACCAATTTCAATGTTTAATTATAATACGGGTCTATGGAGTGATAGTCAAAATGTACACATTGATAAAGACCATTTGTTCCGACATGATAGTGTATGGTCACCAAATATGTATTATAGTTCTTTGAGGGACTTCTTAATGCATATACGTGAAGTATATAGTTATGACGGAGAAATAACAGGGACGGATTGGTTGTGTCGACCACCACTTAATCCCGAACCTGTGTATGATAGGGAAATAACACTACGTCGCGTTTCGAGAACCGTCATGGAACTTATCGATAAAAATTCAGTAAATATACCAGAAGGTGATTATTTACAACTATGCGACGAACTTAAAAGGATAAGGGATTTATAATACAGTGTAATGTCCGCTCTTAATACCCTTAAGAAATATCTAAAAGATAGAGGACAGGAAATAAACAATGAATGGTATGTAAAAATTGAAACTAGAAAATCGGGTAAATCTGCAGGTATGACTGATAATTATTACTTTTCACCGGAAGGTAAACGGTTTCGATCTATGATCGAAGTATATAGATTTTTAACTACGGGTGACAAGTTTGAACGTGATGAAAAGACAAAATGTTTGAAAATTGATAAAGAAAATACCGATGAAATAATGGATGATTTATGTGAACTTGTAAATGATATGTACATAAATGATAATATTAAAAACTTGCACGATACGAAATCGGGCATGTTTAAAAAAGTAAAAAAAGATTGTTCTAATTTTATTGATGGTAAATTACAAAAAACTAGAATACAAATTTTAAGTAAAAAGTATAGAATTACTTTTCCAAAAGATACACCTGAAGAGAATATAGCACACTACTCAAAAGCCAATGCCGCTAATTTGGTAAAAACATTTTTCAGAACTGCACCTACATGTTTAGGATGTGGCACAAAAAAATGTATTTTAACACACGCACATACGATCAAATCTAGACCAGAAATTTTAAAAATGGCTATATCAAATTCACGTACAGATGACGGGTACCATTCCGATTCAATTCTCAGTAATTTTATAGAATTGCATAAACAGTATCCCGTTGCAACACTTTGTTGGACGTGTCATCATATTCTTGGTTAAGAATCTAATCAACACAAAATTTACTTTTCAGCCACCAAACGACCCATTTTCCATCGCTTCCTAGGGCGATGCGTCTCGGATTTTTATTGGATAAACCCCAATGTCGAACAATGAGATCATTCGAGGTATGGTTTTTGAGTTCGTTAATATTTTTACCAGCATTTTTACGGGGTACCCACCCACCGAGGTGCGATCTCGTAAAAATCTCGAGTTCATTATATCTTTCTTCGTTTTCAAAAACTCTGTACCCATACACCGATTCGTCATTTTCAGAACAGTATTCGGAATCGGTGTCTTCGCGTGCATACGTACCGTTTTTTGTGTTACAGTTCCAAGGTATATCTGTTCGCGTAAACTCAGAATCGTAATGCTGTAAATATAATTCAAGACTCGGTACATTTGCAAAAACGACCGTTTCACCCGTGTCGTCGTAACCACACATACGACCAGGTAAACCCTGTACCTGAGCAGAATCGTTGAAAATTTTCACATTTCGTTCGTACAAAACACCGATATACTTTTTGTTAATCGTATCTGCGCACCTACACAGTTCCATTATAAAAATGCACGTGTGTTTTTTTGGCTCGATATTGAGGATGTCGTTTATATTTTCTTCATCTGTAATTCCGTTATGCTCCTTATAATCCACGTTATCACCATAAATTTCTTTGAAATTATTCATCATCACTCGACTGGCTTCCCCAGTAGGGGTACGTATAATATGATATTTTGGTTTATCGATACCATACCTGTTAATAATGAATTTTCCAAGTTTACGAATGTTTTCCTTGGCTAAATCTTGCTCATCCTTTTTGGGGTTGTTATTGAACCCACATAGCTCATCACATTGAAAAATACGGTTTTCGTTGAAAAAATCACGTATTCCCTTGTAACCTGGCCCCGGTTTGCCAAATACTACTTTTGACGATTCACCCCATTGTAATCGATCTTTCAACACACCGTCGGGTGTTGCAGAAAATTCAATGACTTTTATATTTTTTTCGTACATAGTTTCGCGTTTCGCGAACGATAATTCCTCGAACATAATATCCATGGTTTGTTTTTTACGAGCTGCAATGTGCATCTCGTCCATGATTATCATCGCATCTTTCTTAAAGGTCAATTCGAAAGAGACTCGATCTTTCAAATCGTTACGATGGTAAATTTGGGTTTCTAAAATATTAGGAAACCTATCCTTAACCTGCTTCTTCCATGACTTTGAACTCAAACCCGTTATGAGGTATATGTTTTCAAAAGGTATGCAATGTCTTTCTACGTATTGTTCGATAATAGAAATCATTGTTCCTGTTTTACCCGCTTGTGTGGGTAATATAGAAGTCACGAATAAAACCTTTTTATCGTCAAATATATCAATTATATTCTTTGCAAACTGTTTCTGACTATCGTAAATCACAGAAACACCTTTTAGGTGATTTATAATGATTTCTTTTTTAAGGATTTCACGTTGATACCCAAAAATAGCTTTTTCATTACCTAAAAGTGGGAAGTACTGGCGTTCTATGAGTGTAAGCATATTTTACGTTTATAAATATTTAGATCAAAGACTTTAATATAGTTTTAGATCTATTTAGATCTTTACTTAGGCTTTATATCACTTTTATTTTTTAATTATAATTGTAATTAAAGAATAAACTACTAAACTATATACAAAATGACTACCTATAACCAAGCCCCGTGTAATTTCAAGTTTAAGATTGCCGCGATCGAAAAAGTTGTCGATGGTGATACCATGGACGTACTCATAGATTTGGGTTTTGACGTCATGACGCGTCAACGCGTACGACTTCTCGGTATCGATACCCCAGAATCGCGAACGTCGGATCAAGTTGAAAAGGTCTATGGAAAACTCGCAAAGAAAAACCTCGCGGAATGGTGCATGAAAGCGGTTGCATCTGAAAAGGATGATATTGAGATCGAATTAAGATGTCCGGAAATGGATAGTCGCGGTAAGTTTGGGCGCGTTCTCGGTGAAATTTGGGTTTCAGAAGACGGGAATTGGACCAATGTGAATCAGTGGATGTGTGAAAACGGACACGCCGTCCCGTACCATGGTCAAAATAAGGATGATGTTCAGGCACAACACATGGCAAATAGGAAAATGTTAGCCGAAAAGGGTATCGTTACCGAACATGCTTAAATTTACTAAATAAACTTTTTTTACCTTGAGTTTTTCGAAGATTTATACCGTTACCACACCCTCTACCTAAAAAACGGAGTTGTTGTTTTCGAAATTCTTTATTAACATTTTCTCTAATTTCATTCATTGTTTTTTTACCTAATTGATTGACGAACTGCATTTTATTTAGACCATCACATATTTTGTTTTTCGTATCTATATAATTCATTAAATTTTTTCTGTTTTTAGCTGTGTTATTATTTACCATTTATTTAACATGATATTTTATTTAATAAGGATACTTCCTAATCCATAAATTACATATCCATTTTTCACCTGATTTAACAGGTTCACCACCATGTAAAGCTTTTTTAGTCATACACTCATAATTATTTAACGTGTTAAAAAATAAAGCGTCACCCTTTTCCAATTTATATTTTTTGTTTATGTTTGGAAAAATCGTTTCACCACCCTCATAATCATCATTCAAGGCGATTATAAAGGTATACATTCTCCTATTTTTATCTTCAAAGAACGTATCTTGATGTGGTTTGTAAAATCCACCTGGTTTATATTTAAGAACCTGTAAATCTTCACAGTTACTTAAAGGGCGATCTGTCATCGAAATACATTTACGTACGAGTTTATCAACGACTGGGTCTTCTGAAGGTTTTATCCACGCCGTTTTACTTTTACGTATACTTTCGTCTATATCCATAGACTTAGATACAGTAGATGTTCGTAATTTTTTAGAAGCAACTTTCTTGATATGTTCACATTCGTCATCTGAAATTATATTTTTTATAACTTTTGGTCTGTTATATACAGGTATGAAGTATAGAACAACGAGTATTATAGCGATAAACAATAACACTTTATTCATCTATTAAATACTGAGAATTTCTTTCGACTGATACAAGAAGACCATAATATGCCGGTAACATGAGTAACTTTGAGATAGACACTGTATATTTTTCATTAGAATTTCTAATATATACGAGCATACTAATAAGAGAAAAATACAATGACATGAAATAAAAGAATCTACTTATATAAAACATGTAATATGTACTTTTGATAACACTTATTACGATATTAAAATGTATTAATTCGTTTTCACTATATTGATTTTGTGATATAAATAATATAGACCACGATGTAAATAAAATGTCAAATAAGTCTATATACTTCTCCCATTCATATCTTATTAAAAGTAGACCTAAATGAATCAATATCAAATAATATTTGAATATTTCACTTGAATCTTCTTTCATATATACGGTTATTCCGTGGATAATTTTAGCTGGTATCGGTAAAAGTAAACCGGCACCCGCATAACTTTTACCAAATTTATATACTAAACCGTAAGTTAACACGTCCATTTATACTTCTATATCTGTACTCTTTAATGCCTTTAAAAAAATATAATGTGGTACAGAGGAATTATATCTATTTTGTATACGTGATATTACCTGATTTGAATATATCGCTAATTCATGTACTGTATATAAAATATCCCATGTACTACTTTTATCCAGTATCCATTGTCTAAGTAAATCACCGCATGTATCCGAAAACATTTCGTAAATATTTCTTATTTCTTCAGTTTTAGATTTATATTTATCACGTTTCTGGAGTTCTTTTTTAAAATCTTCGTCGGATATTTCATTCGTTAAATAGTTTACACGTAAATGCAAATTATCGTCATCGTAAATATCACCGTATCTATATATTAGTTCACGGTCTATGAATGACAGTTTATAACTTAAATCGAGTATATATTCGTTCGCGTCATTTTCTACAAGTTCATCATACGTTGGTCGACCACCACATGGTATATCACCATGTTCTCTTGATCTCTTTTTAAATTCAAAATAGTGTGGATTATGTACTCGACCAGTTTCAATACGTCCGGAACGCCAATCGAATGCTGTATGACAATCTGTACACCACATTTGCGCACAACCATCTATTTTGTATATCATGGTACCGCATTTTGGACACGGTTTTGTATCCTTATTAATGAGTTTCATTGTTTTTACAAGTTTTTCGTCACAAACGTGTCTAATACCAATTTCTTCGCTGCATTTATTACAAAAAGATTTTGTGCATAGACCACAAATCCATTCTTTATCTAAAAATCCTCTACAAATTTCGGATGGACATTTACGCGTAAATCTTTCAATACCTGTTTCTGTGAGATTTACTTCAAGTGTATTTACTTCCTGTACGATATTCTGTATATCACTTCGTAGTTTCGTCATAGATATATTATAAGTTTCCGTTGGGTGAGACATTACTTCGGCTTCGTCTCGCATGGACCGTAACATATAAAACGAATCTAAAAGTAAATAGTATTCTTGTCTAAGTTTTTCCATTTTTATTTTGTATTCGGCATGTGGCTGCGTTTCAGGCATACGCGCCATTTCACGTTCGTATAAAACTTGTTCGCGATGTTTTTTATATTCTACATTACGGAAACGCTTTGTACAAAACGAATCAACAAATTCTCTAGAAAATTCATTTTTACATTTCATACAATGTGGATCTTCTATGATTGACAACAAATACGTTTGATTACACGTCTTACAGGATTCATAGTTACAAAAGGGACACGTCACTTTTTTGTGATTTGTTTTATTATACGTATCACAACAAACTGTACATTTATCCATACCTAATATAAATACACTTTTTTTCTTTAATTATTTTATATCTTCAGTGGTCCATAGTAATTTAATAGAATTGCAGTTATAACAGTTAGTACATTGAGAGGGGCATCATAAGTGGGTATAACCGACTTTTCCGACCATCGTACTGTAAAAAATACCGAAATAAAAATACCGAACGTTCTTAAAATCGCTTCAAAGTGTGGGTTCATTTATTATTTACGCATATATTTTTCACGAACCCAATCGCGATCTTTTTTAAAAATTTTAGAAAGTTTTGGGTCCTTACGTTTAAACAAAATCATGAGTACATTGAGTCTTCTGAAGAGACCAAGTGGTGGTTCACCTGTGCGTATAACTTTGGCAAGTGCTCTATGTCTCGCGAGAACGGGTTTATCTTTAACATCTACGTACCCATGTTTTGAAAGGTACCCCGTGTTACTTATCGGAATTTTCATTTATTTAAACTTAGGATTTTTTTCGAGTTTCCCTTTGTGGAATAAGGCGTTCCATCGACGTAGTATACTTTAGTGTACCATGACTTTGAATTTGTGTCCCAAACTTCGCGTCTTTTTAATCCACACTTATACTTTACTCGATTCTCTATATCTTCTCTACTTCCAGTAACTTTTCCCGTCTTGTTACCTTTAACAACATTTTTTGCATCTTTCATACCATTAATAAAAGAGATATATCGAATAAGTCCTGTGTACATATTTTATTAATGATTTGTGTTTATTTTTTATATTACTTATTTTTTAATACCACGGCTGATGCAAAGTATGCACAACATAAAGAAAGTATGCACGATGAACATGAAGATATAGGTAAAAGTGCAGTAAATAAAGCAGCATTATTACCTGATTTAGTTGAAGCCACACCCTTTGCCACTTTTTCCGGTGGTGTATAATCAGCTGGTGGTGGATCTATTTTAAAGTGTTTATACGCAAGATTACAATCTTTTACATTCGCTTGTTTACCATTCAAAGATCTCGAACAATCATTTTGACCTGTACACGGGTAACAAATTGCTTTAATTTTTTCTTTATCAGCTTCACTTAACTGTTTTGGATTAAGTAACATTACCTTTTTAGTACCTAACATGTTATATTAATAACTATATTTTATTTCTGTTGGTACTTTGTTTGTTTATTTAATTGTGCAAGTCGTGTTTTTACCGTCATTTCGGATATACCTTCATTAATGTTCTTTTTGAGTCTACTTACGTTTTTAGCCGCACGTCCTTTCATAGTATTGTTAACGAGTTTCTTAAGGTTCGCCTTGGTATTTTTCTTTTGTTTATCTTTTTCTTTTGCTTTTATGTTTCTCTCTATATTTCCTTTAATTCTATTAAACGCTTTATTTGCTTCCATTCCCTGACTTCCCGAAAATATACCCTTTTTCCATTGTGTAAGATTTGCCCTATTTATATATTCTTTACGGTCCGCTTTAGTCATATTTGGATACGTTTTAGATATGTATTCAGCGAGTTGTTTCTTAACTTCTTGACGTTTCTTTCGATTTGCCGCCTCGTTATAGTTACCATTTAGTTTTTCGGATTCTATGGTTTTTTCTATACTCGGCGCAATATTCTTTATTTGGATACTATAATTTTTGAGTTGATTGAGTAGTTTATTTTTAACCTTTTGATTCATTTGTGTCGATTTAACTTTCTTAGTCAAAGATGCACGCATTTGCTGATTTTGTGCCGCTTTCTTTTTGTTTTCCGCTTCCTTTTTCTTCTTTTCTTCCTCTTCCTTTTTCTTTTTTGCAAGTGCTTCCGCCTTTTTCTTTTCGATCATTTCTTCTTTCGCCTTTCGATTCGCTTCTTCCTTTTCTCTTGCTTTTCTATTCGCCTCTTCTTTCGCTTTCCTCTGTTTTGCAAGTTCCTTTGCTTTTGAAATGGCATTTTTCTTTACAGTATTAAATGTTTCCCCCTTTTCAAATCTTTTAAGAAATTCAGCTTTGTTCGTATTTGTTAAATTTTTAGAGTTATTCAAAATCTTACTTAATAACTGCTGCTTCTTTTCACGTTCTTTCGCTTTTCTGTTCGCCTCTTCTTTCGCCTTTCGATTCGCTTCTTCTTTTTCTCTTGCTATTCGATTCGCTTCTTCTTTCGCTTTTCTCTGTTTTGCGAGTTCTTGTGCTTTTGAAATAGCATTTGATTTTATAGTGTTAAAGTTTCCACCATTTGTGAATCTTTTAAGAAAAGTTACTTTATTTACATTTGTTAGGTTTTTAGAGTTATTCAAGATCTTACTCAACAATTTCTGTTGTTTTTCGCGTTCCCGCGCTTTTCTATTCGCTTCTTCCTTAGCCTTTCTATTCGCTTCTTCTTTCGCCTTACGATTCGCTTCTTCCTTTTCTCTTGCTAATCGATTTGCTTCTTCTTTTGCTTTTCTTTGTTTTGTGAGTTCTTGTGCTTTTGAAATAGCATTTGATTTTATAGTGTTAAAGTTACCACCGTTTTCAAATCTTTTAAGAAAAGCTACTTTATCTGCATTTGTCATATTTTTAGAGTTATTTAAGATCTTGCTCAATAACTTTTGTTGTTTTTCGCGTAATTCTCTTGCTTTTTTCTCTTCCTCTTTTTTCTTCTTTTCTTCATTCGCTAAACGCTGTTCTTCTCTTTCTTTAGCTATACGATTCGCTTCTTCTTTTTCTCTTGCTAATCGATTTTCTTCTTCTTTATTTTTTCGAGCTTTGGCAAGTTCTTTTGCTTTTGAAATAGCATTTGATTTTATTGTATTAACATTTTCACCATTTTCAAATCTATTTAAGAATTCCTGTCTGTTTTCGTTCGTGAAATTTTTGGAATTTCTTAATATTTTAGTTAATCGAGCTCTCTTTACTTCTCGTTCTTTCTCTCTCTTTATTCTATTTGCTTCCTCTTTCGCCTTTCTTTCCTCTTCTTCCTTAGCCTTTCTTTGTTCTTCTTCGTATTCTTCCCTTGCTTTTCGATTCGCTTCTTCTTTATTCTTTCGCGCTTTGGCAAGATCTTGTGCTTTTGAAATAGCGTTTGATTTTATAGTATTGAAGTTACCACCGTTATTAAACTGTCTCATATACGTATTCTTATTCGCATTTGTAAAATTCTTAGAATTATTTAATATTTTAAGCAGTTTTTTCTTTTGTTGCGCTCTTTCTTTTGCTATACGATTTTCTTCTTCCTTTTTCAACCTGTTTTCTTCTTCTTTTTCTCTTGCTATTCGATTCGCTTCTTCTTTCGCTTTTCTCTGTTTTGCAAGTTCTTGTGCTTTTGAAATAGCACTTGATTTTACCGTATCAAAGTTTCCACCGTTATTAAATTGTTTTATAAATATATTCTTATTCGCATTTGTAAAGTTTTTAGAATTGTTCAAAATCTTGAGTAACATTTGTTTTTGTTTATCTCTTATGATTTTTTTCTCTTCTTCTTGTTTTCTAAGTCTATTTTGTTTTAAAGCCTGTGCTCTTTTAATAACATTTGCTTTTATAAGATTAAAGTTCTCACCATTATTAAATCTTTGTCGAAACGTGAGTATATCCGCATTATTTAAATCTTTAGAATTTCCCATAATTTTATTTAAAAGGCGTTTCTGTTCATTCCTAATTCGTTTCTTTTCCTCTTCTTCGCGCATTTCCTGTTCTTTTTTCATGTATTCCCTTTTGAGATTTCCAGCCTTTTTAATGACATTCCTTTTTATAACGTTAAAATTTTCTCCTTTATTAAAACGTTCACGAAACACATTTTTATCTGAATTATTGAGGTATTTAGAGTTACTCATAATTTTATTTAAAAGGCGTTTCTGTTCATTCCTAATTCGTTTCTTTTCCTCTTCTTCACGCATTTCCTGTTCTTTTTTCATATATTCCCTTTTAAGATTTTGTGCCTTTTTAATGACGTTCGTTTTTATAATATTAAAATTATCACCTTTATTGAATCTTTGGCGGAATGCATTTTTTTCAGAATTGTTAAAAAGTTTTGAATTATTCATTATTTTATTTAACAGCTTTCTTTGATCACTCTTTATTCTTTTTCTTTCTTCATTTTCTATCATTTCCTGTTCCTTTTTTCTATACTCTTTTTTAAGATTACTCGCTCGTTTGATAACATTTTCTTTTAGTATATTGAATTTTTCGCCATTATTAAATCTTTGGCGAAACACATTCTTTTCGGCATTATTAAGAAATTTAGAATTACTCATAATTTTGTTTAGTAGTTTCTTTTCTTGTTGTCTTTTTTCAAGTACCAACTCTTTTTCAGCTATATTTTTTTGTTCTTGAATTCTATTCTTTCTTTTCTTAGCAAGATTACGCGCCATTTGTATAGCGTCTTCTTTAAGAGTATTGAAATTATCACCAGCTTCTAATCTTCTCATAAACGCTCTTCTATCATCGTTTGTAAAGTTTTTAGAATTTTTCAATATTTTTATAAGTAATTTCTTTTGGTTTGCCTCTCTAAATGATAACTCCCCTTGTTTGCGCTCTTCATTTATTTTTTTAAATTCGTCTTCTACATTTTTACGTACCTTATTAAAATCTTTACTTTTTTCAAAATTTCTTAAAAATTTAGCTTTCCTTGAATTGTTCAAATTTTTAGAACTATTCAATAACGTAGAAAGTTGTTTTAGTTCTAGTTCGTATTTTTTGCGTTGAAACGATTTTTTATTAACCACATCAAGTACCTCTCTTTTCAAAGTTGTCATGTTTTCGCCCATTTCGAGACGGTTTACATATGAATTTTTATTATCTATATTTTTATTTTTCAGAAAATTAAGAAAATTTGTTTTTAATTCTTCCACTTTGACTTTTTTTGCATTTCGATCTTTTTGCATTGCGAGTGATTTTGCACCGTTCAAGTTACTGTTCGAATTAAATTTACTTATGATTTCGTTTTTATTTGCATTTGATAAATTCGTGAGTTCCGCTAAAATTTTTTGTAACTCGTTTCTGTTATACTCTATTTTCATTTTTCTACGTTGTTCGGCTTCTTCACTGGATATTTTAGTAGATATAATACCATTAATGTATTTCTGAACACTGTTAAAGTTTACACCTTTCTTAATTTTATTATACGCGTTCGTTTTTTGTGTGTTATTTATATATTTACTTACGTTTTCACGGTTTAAATACGAACGTAATAAAATTTCATTTTCTTTTAATTGTGCGTTTTTTACTACTACATTTTGAGGTGGACCAACTGGTCTAGACGGAGGTCCTTGAACCGGTCCGGATGGGGTGACTTCCGTTGGTTTAATTGTTTTTGAAGAAGGTACGTAAATTTTATTCAAAAAAGATGGTTTTTTTGTTTTTGAAAATGTTCTCTTTATCGGTTTTACGCCGTTACTAGTATTGTTACGACTACCTTGTAAGAAAGACGGCTTTTTGTTACCTTTATTAAAATTGACTCTACCCAAACCATTATTCACATTTCCTCTCAATCCATTATTCACATTTCCTCTCAATCCATTATTCACATTTCCTCTCAATCCATTATTCGCATTTCCTCTCAATCCATTATTCGCATTTCCTCTCAATCCATTATTCGCATTTCCTCTCAATCCATTGTTCGCGTTTCCTCTCAATCCATTGTTCGCGTTTCCTCTCAATCCATTGTTCGCGTTTCCTCTCAATCCATTGTTCGCGTTTTCTCTCAATCCATTGTTCGCGTTTTCTCTCAATCCATTGTTCGTGTTTACACCTGTATTATTGACATTAAAATTGTTAACTACACCCACGTTATTTTTATTTTTCAAAATAACAGCTTTTTGTGCAGCTCTCAATTTAATCGGTTCGTGTACATTCATGGAATGTAAACGCCTACCAATAATGTCCGTCAACTGACGCTTTGTAAGTTTTTTATCCGCGTAACGTAAAACACCTACCTTTTTAGCTATTTTACGCAACTCTACAACTTTCGATGTAGAATTAAAAAGTATAGAAAACTCTTTACGTGTTAATGGCGATTTTCTATCTGTTAAATACGAACCATCTTTACTAAGAATCAAAGGTGGTAATGGTAATTTACCGCCCTGGATAGATGCATATACGTCACATATTTGTTCTTTAGACAGTTTAAGTTCTGTACCTGTATTCTGTTTTATAAGTATTCTGAGATTGCTAATATCTAGCCCTGGATCACACGCATCCATATTGATATAACCCAACAAAAAAGTTATAGCGATATGCCTTTTACGTATAGTTGAAATTTGTCTTCGTATGACATGTTAAAATTAAACACATCAACTTGACCTATATCTATATCTACAATTGTACTATTTTTTATAAGGTTATCTTTTCTATTTTTAAGTGTTGAAGAAATGAGAGCTTCGGCAAACTGTTTGGGGTTTTTTATTTCTTCTACGAACTGAGATTGCATTTTCATACGTATACACAATATCTTATCAGGTTTTTTGTCTAAAAATGGTGCCGATGGTAAAGTTTCTGATGTACCACCATCTACATACACTAAACCGTTATACGTATACGACGAAAATATAAAGGGTATAGCTATGCTCATACATAGCGCATCGATAACTTTCATGTCTGGGTGAGTATATTTTGAAAAATATTCTGTTTTAGAAGAGTTTACACAAAATGCAGAAATATACAGTACTTTATCTATTTCCGCAAAAGTTGGATCCGACCCCAGCAGTTTAACAAATTCTTTTCTTATGGGTTTTAAATCAACTAAACCATATGAATTTATAAAACACTTTAAATTTAGTTTAACTAATTTACTAGAATCAAGTTCGAGTAGTTTATCTAATGTTTCGTCTATAGTAAAACCAAGTGCTAAAAATGCACATAATATTGCACCTGCTGAAGCACCTGAATATTCTTTTATATTTTGAACTTTAAATTCGATAGTTTTAAGGTACCCTAACATGGAAAATATACCCATGGCACCTGGGCCTACTATAAGATATTCCATCTCATTACTTAATAGTATTGAGGAAATTGCTTTCTCAAAAGAGCGAACACAACCGCAAAGACTACCGCGTGTGTCAATGCCGCTGGAACACTGGTCTGACCAGAAGTGAAGACACCCTTGGACCCTGGTGGAAGAGTCAAAAGCATACCTGGACTGAGTGCGAGAAAGAGAGATGTTGTGACGAGAAGATCGGTTTTGGTAAGAACTATACCCATAGCTTTTGCTACAAGTGCATATACGAGAAAGAAGACAAGGGCGTGAAACATAACAGCTGTTCTGCCAGTAAACCCGTCTTGGAAAGTGATTTTTGATCCATCTGTTCTGAGAACGATACCTGGACTGAGAGCTAAAAAAAGAGACGCGGGTATAGCAACTTTAGAGGATGAGATATCTGGTATCATGTTTGTATATATATTCATTACATATTAATCTAAGAACCATATCTAGAGTTATAAAAACAGAATTCAACAAAATCATTATAATCTGCAAAATTTAAAATAAGATGCGACGTAGCTGAATCGTATAGGTACTGTTGTAGTATCCCCCACATATATCGGAGATCATCCTGGTAATATAATTCCCAGTCGTTTATATGTAAAGGTTCATCAATGTGGATTTCTTCATCATAATCACTGTGTTCAGCGTCGTTTCCATTTGTAGCTTCGTACACGTACTGACTCCAAACCATTATTCCTGTTTCTTTTCTTTCAAACCAGTGAGTGCGAGTGAAGTAGATTCTTTTACTGGTAAGTTATCGAGTATAACCTTTAAGGCACTTTCAGCCTGGTTTTCGTTTCCGTTAAAAAAAGTGGTAAGACCTTCCTTGACTGAGGTTTTATTTAAACCTGTTTTTCTAGCACTTTTCCTGACAGAAATTTTACCCTTTTTAAGATTAATAACGTCGAGACCATTATCGGTCATGAGTTTTTTAACTTGCAACTTGAGTGATTTTTCCGCCTGGACTAAGACTTTAATATCTTCACGGGCTTCTGTAATTTGCTTGTTTAATTCAACCAACTTAGAGACGCTGTTCGAGAGTTCATCTGTAGGTGTAACCTGAGACATTTATATATAAACTATACCTGTATTCTTTAAATAATTATTTAGCACAATGGTCTACGCATGGTATCGGAAGCGATTGTAGAGTTGTTCCATACGAATGGTTCTTTTGGGTTTGGTGGATCGGCACGGATTTGTTGGTTCGCGTTTCTGAGAGCACCACTGACCGTTTCTGGGAAACCAATTTGGGATCGTGGTTCAAGGAAGTTTTGGCCCGCGAGTATATCGTCTGGGGCGAATTCGCCGAAATCTTCTTGTGAAGCAACTTCTCTTGGGAGAAGAGAAGAAGCAAGACCCGTACCCGCCTTCATTTCACAACCAACACCTGGTTCGGATGGACCGATAGCATCCGTTCCGTATGGCGAATACATCTGTTCTTCTATCGAGTAAGTGGATTTTTTGTTGTTTGCGAACATAAGGTATATCACGACCGCAATCGCGACGGCAATCAAGACCTGTCTTGGGGAGACTTTGTTCAACTTCATCTTTATATACTATCAACAAATTTTTTTATTCTGTATCTTCAATCATGTACTGGTCTGGATATGTTTCTTCAGGTTCAGGTTCAGGTTCAGGTTCAGGTTCAGGTTCGTGAATTTTTACCTGAACAATATTCCACGATGGACCAAATGCCTTTTTCGCAAACCAAAGACCGTGAAATTCCACGAGTATCGTACACGTTACACCCGGAACTATAGATTCGAACGTATCCAGTTCTTTCGCGTGATTAAATACACGTGTCGCTGTAATTTTGTCTACCGAAAGATTATCACCCCTGGTATAAGCACTTGAAACAGTCTTTTCAGAAAGTTCTTTACCAAACCACGTCTTGCTATTTTCAATGGCAGATTCAATATTCGTGGCATGCACCGATTCAATCTTAGACTGATTATGTTCTCCTGTAATTTCAAGGGAAACTTCACCTGATTCGTGGTCTACATCAACAACCTTTACCCCGTTCAGTTGAATGAAATGTAGTTTTTTCTCATCGTTAAAAGCTTTTGTGTGATACAATCCATCTTCACCTTTGTATAAAGTATCGTAAATCATTTGTATATTGGATTGGTTTCAATTCTTTAACCCAATAAATGGAATCATGGCTGATTTTTCGAGTATAGGTTTAGATACCCATTTATCACGCACTGGTTTAAAACCGTATAAGGTTTCTTCCATTTTTATATTTTTTGGTAATTCTATTGGTTGTGCGGGTCTAAATGCGTATTCGTTTTTAACATATGAAAACGATCTATTTGGTTTCCATGTAAGTGTATTTGTGTTAAAACGTTCGGATCCGTGTGAAGGTGCGAAACCTGGTATATTTATATTAGACACCGATGAATTTAAACCATGAACAATTTGTCTAGATAATTTATCCTTTGAAGGTGTTGTAGTAAACGACGTATATTTTCGAGGATTGACCCTTTTTGCCCTGTACATATTTACATTTTTTGTATATACAATTTTCTTAGCTGGTGTTCTGGGTGTTTTGTGTACGAGTTTTAATATTTTATCCATTGACTCAGATGAATCAATATTCTTTTTAGTTATAATACGTGCAAGTTTTAACATACGTTGTCTATCCTTTTCTCGTTTTTCTGGTCGAAGCCCGAGTTTATTCATGAGATATATATCGTCTACTAAAAATGTTTTTCCGGCAACATATATTTTCTTATTGATAACTGTCCTGTTTGTAGCTACATTACGATAGGAAACACCCTTTTTACGTGTTTCTATAACTTCATACCCAAATTCATTTGGTCGCATAAATGCGATATCCAAAATACCCCCTAAATTAAATGGTTCTATACGTTTTTTAGATGGGGAATACCAGCGTGTTTTCAGATCTAACGCAAATAATTCAACATCTATAAACACGTTTCTTTTTACAGGTCTGTTATTGGAACCACCTTTAGTTTTTTTGATTAAAGTGTATCTTCTCGTGACATATGGCCCTGCTTTGGAAAATTTTAATCCTATAAATTTTCCAATTTTACCTTTATTCGATTCTACACGTTTATGTATTCGTGTATTGAAACGTTTCGATATTTCACCAAGTCTATTCCATAACAAAAGTTTAATTGCTTGGAGTTTACCAAAATATTTTGCATCTGGTTTCATGCGTGGTGCAAATTTTGTGTCTATATCACTCGTAATAACTTTGTCCTCTCGATCCATATAGATATTAAATGCTTCACCACCACTTATTATAACGTCACCCATTGGTTTTAAAAATACCGTAATTTCACTGATTATTTCGTATATGATATCGCGTATCACATCGGTGACGATAACATACACCATCTTTTCAAATGATTTATCAGAATGGTGACGGTTTACTCTATTTCTAAATTTTTGTAGATTGTCCTGTTCATAATACTTTTTTAAAACTGGATCGTTAAAGAAAAAATTTTTATTCAAGAACCTGTTAATAACTGGTTTCGAATAAATATTTTCATCCATTATTATATTACGTATATAATAAATATGGAGTGTGAAGATACGTGTCGTTGTTATGCCGACAGGGACACACCTTACCCACATCGTGATCAACTTTGTGGTATACGAAAAAATGGATATATTATTCCATGTAAATCAGGGTGCTGCGCTGGTGGATGCCCTGGTCAGGATAAAAGTGTACACCCACGTCAACCATACGCATTTGGATACCTGTATACTGCGCGTCTAGACAATGTTTTTAAACTTTTATTTTTAGTAATTATTATTCTACTTATTTTCAGTACATATATATCATTTCAAAAATAGACTTAAAGATAGACAGCCTAAGTAATATATAAAATGTCACTTGAAACTGTCCTCGAAGAAATCACCGCTCTCAGAAACGATATCAAAACACTCTCTAAACTTGTTAGAAAAGTCAAGGCTAAACAGGACGACCCAAACGGCGAAAAGGCTGCTAAGCGCGCGGAAAACAACGGGTTCAATCGCAAACAAGTCATATCCGAAAAACTTCGTGCATTTTTGGAACTCCCAGCGGGTGAACTCGTCTCGAGAAGCACTGTCACGCGCGCTATTAACAAATACGTCAACGAAAAGGGTTTGAAGCATCCGGATAACGGTCGCGTTCTTGTTCTTGACGATAAATTGCGTGATTTGCTTGAACCACCGGCCGATACCCAAGTTACCTTTTTGAATTTACAAAAGTTCTTATCACCGCATTACAGTAAACCAGAAGAAAAGGCTTAAAAATAAATATACAATATAATTAAAACATGTTAATCGATCGAAATTCGATCGAATCCCTTGTTGGTACAAAAATATCTAAGATAGATTTGTACCAAAAAGCATTTAGACATAAATCAGCGTTAAAAGAAGATGAATCATTAGATGGATCCTTCGAAACTCTTGAATTTATTGGTGATTCTGTGTTAGGTTTCGTCATTACAAAATTTTTATTCGACAGATATGAAAATAAACAAGAAGGTTTTCTCACCAAAGCGCGTACAAAACTCGTGAGAGGTGAAACATTAGCAGGTATTGCAACCAAATTAGGATTGTATAATTGGGTTCAAATGGACGAAAAGGGTATGCGTAATGAATGGAATAAAAATCCTAAAATACTCGAAGACGTTTTTGAAGCTTTAGTTGGAGCTATATACATGGATCTTGGTTTATTACATGCTAAACAGTTTATACTGAGTATATACACGAATCCAGAAATGGTAAATATGAATTGTATCATGGTTGATGACAATTTCAAAGATCATCTCATGCGATATTGTCAAACAAATAATCTTTCTTTACCAGAATACAGGGTTTTTAATCACGAAAACGGCATTTTTTACATAGATGTTTTTGTAGATAATATGTTTTTAGGTCGTGGTCACGCCAAAAACAAAAAACAAGCTGAACAACAGGCAGCAAAACGATTCTTTTATCCACCACCACCTCCACCAGGTCCACCACCTATAATACCTTACTTAAACAATAGACCCTTTTAATAATTATAATAATGAGAAAGTATTTATATTTTGCAAGTGGATTTGTAAGTACACTTTTACTAATAAAATTGTTATTTATGAAACACCCACCACCGGATGATTATTCTGATTTACCGCCACTCGAAGACCCCGATGACTCTTCATCCGAAGAGTTCGTTACTGTAAAAAGAACACTTACATCCAGAGGTAACACGTATGATAAAAAAGAAACAATTTCAAGACCGAAGTTATCTCATATGAAAAAAGATGAACTCATTAACGAGTGTATACGACGTAACATTGCATGTATAGGAACCGTCCGTGTTTTACGTGAACGATTACGTAAAGCACGTAAAGAGGAAGAAGAAGCTTAAAAGTATTGCATATTATTTATGTAACATGCACCCAAATGTACAAAAATGGTTAGATTTTGAATACGCACCACAAAAATCACAAGAATGGTTAGATCTTAGAATGGGCATGCTCACTGCGTCGGATGCGGCGTCAGCAATTGGCGTAAATAAGTATGAAACACCACACCAACTTTTATTGAGAAAGTGTGGTAAAGGTCCAAAATTTGAAGGTAACGAAGCAACGCGACACGGTGAAAAATATGAAGATGAAGCGCGTATTTTGTATGAACAGCGTCATGGAGAAGTAGTACATGAACTTGGTTTGTGTCCACACCCAAAATATTCGTTCCTTGGTGGGAGTCCGGATGGTGTTTCCGAATCGGGTAAGTTAGTAGAAATAAAATGCCCCATGATGCGCGAAATCAAACCTGAAGTACCAGAACACTATATGCCTCAACTTCAATTGTGTATGGAAATTCTCGATCTCGAAGAGGCTGATTTTATTCAGTATAAACCAGCCGAGTTTAACTGGCCTAAACCCGAGGAGTTTGTTGTTGTGAACGTAAAACGTGATCGCGAATGGTTCGCAAAATATTTACCCGTCATGGAAGATTTTTGGCAAAAGGTATTGTATCACAGGGAATATGGTATAGAGGAACCGGTAAAGAAAACACGCAAGAAAAAGGAACTTGTTAGACCAGAGTGTCCCATATCAACCGATTCAGATGACGATTATATTGAAGAGGAATAAAGATTATTGATGTATATTATACAAGTGTATGAGCTTGAACCGTATTGCTCGAGTATCATATATAGTAGGAAAACGAACTATAAAATTAAGAACTAATAAATTTCGAACAGCATCCACGAGGTTTATACCTTATTGTGTTGATCTTGTAAACTCACACGATTTTAGTACACAACATATTGAATATTATTTAGACACTATAGCAAAAGCAGAAGCTATAACACTTGCAGTTCAAATTGCTACTATTGTATATAATATTAAAGGTAAAAAATTATAATTTTATTTTTATAATTTAAAATGTCTGTCAATATAATCTACTAGTAAGAAAAAAAATTTTATTTGAAATCAAAGTCCCTCAAGGAGAATGTTGCTCTATAAAAAAACTTTTTTGTTCGAGGTAGTCGATTATATTGACAGACATTTTTAAAAAAATCCTATATGTTTTAGGTATATATTAAAAGTAAAATGTCTGTCATAATAATCTACTAGTAAGAAAAAAATTTTTATTTGAAATCAAAGTCCCTCAAGGAGAATGTTGCTCTATAAAAAAACTTTTTTGTTCGAGGTAGTCGATTATATTGACAGACATTTTTTTTCGATCTATATAATATGGATACCATTTTCATATTGGAAAATGAAAAATTAGGTACTTGGTGGGTCGGTAAAAGTACACTAAAAATGAACACAACTGGATTTCCTATACATAGGTCACTTACACAGGACCAGTTAGAAGATATTTTAGATAAAAAGTATATTCAATATTTACATCCACGATTAAATTTATGTTTTATGAATAAAACGCGTTGCTTTTGTTATGGTATAGAAAGATGGTTATCACAATTAGATTACGAAATAAAAAGAAAACCAGACAAGTATAATGATTTGAAAAAACTTTTAACTGCTGGATGGAACGAAAACGAAACCATACCACACTCGACAATATATATTATAAATGTACAGGAAAACATGACACATGGGATATATGACGATTTAAAAAAGAATTGGGGTAACCCTAACGAAAAATCATCTAAATTGCGGAGTCCATATACACTCAAAACGTGTTTAAATTCTATATGTTTGACACGTAAAGAAAGATACGAAAAAAATAAACAAAATTCCGAATTTTTAAAGGAACAGGCACATAAGAAATTATTATATAGAATAAGTAAAGGGTGTATACCCAAGCATAAAACACTTGAAAAGTATAACCTAAGTAAACCAAAACAAATTGAAAAATAGACTAAAATGGAGGAACAATATACACGCGCTGTCTCGTTACTCAATGGTCAATTGTATCAACATCAAAAGGAAGGTGTATCATGGTTACTCTCCATGGAAAATTTATCAAAGGGGTCGAAAGGTGGTTTCTTATGTGATGAAATGGGTTTAGGTAAGTCAGTGCAGATTATTTCGACCATACTTGGAAATGTAAAGAGAAATACACTTATCGTTGTACCAAAGTCTATAGTCACACAGTGGAAAAAGGAAATTACTCATTTTGCACCTTCCCTAAACGTGTTTATATACGATGGTCCAGATCGAACACGAAACCCTAATAATTTACTCGAATCGGATGTAGTTATTACACCATATTCGTTATTAACGGAAGATACTATGATGTTACATAGAATCAAATGGGGGCGTATTGTGTTAGACGAAGGTCACGAAATTCGCAATCCGAGTTCGTCCAAGTTTAAATCTGCATGCCAACTCCACGCCGATATACGATGGATTTTATCAGGTACACCTGTGTTCAATTCAATGAAAGATTTCGTCACATTGTGTACATTTATTGGCGTTGATCGAAAACTTGTACAAGCTATGACATCTAAAGTCAAAAAATTGTATATACTAAGACGCACAAAAGATGATATTCCTACACTCGAAATACCCGAGTGTAAATTTGAAAATGTCGAACTCGAAATGTACCCCGAGGAACGTGAGTTATACAAACACGCGTTTATAGAATCACAAGAAACCATCAAGGATATTTTTAGGTCGTCTATAAATGTACACATGTACAACATGGAAATATTCGAGTGTTTATTACGTGCGCGCCAAACCATGATTTACCCTCAAATGTATATAGATGGTATAGCGAAGAAACACGGTGAAATTCCAGAATTTTGGGAAGGTCGATCCAAAAAAATGGAAACCTTGTTTAAACTTATTTCGGACCATCCCGATGAAAAGACACTTGTGTTTTGTCAATTTAAACAAGAAATGGATTATATATACGAAAACTTATCATGTTCTGTGTTTCGTATTGATGGTTCGGTTTCAAAAGAAGATAGAGAAACTCAACTGAAATTGTTTAATGAAGCACCACAAGATAGTGTTTTCCTTATTCAAGTAAAAGCTGGTGGTCAAGGTTTGAATATTCAATGCGCAAGCCGTGTTTATTTTACTGCACCGTGTTGGAACCCAGCAACAGAGTTACAGGCAATTGGGCGTGCACACAGATCGGGACAAAAACGAACTGTATACGTAAAGAAATTGGTTTATATAGATACACCTGGGTACCCTTCGGTTGAACAAGCTATGATAGCTTTACAAGGACATAAATCACTTTTAAGTGCCGAAGTTTTAAATGACGAAAGAATAACAACACAAATACCAACTGGAAACAAAACCAGTGATACTATTTCTATAACCGCGATTCGAAATATTTTCCGTGTATAATATATACAAAATGCAAACATTCGGATCAAGAGCTGAAGTGTTCCACGGAACGGCTTTAAAAACAACAGGGGGACTCAAAAAATCGGATCTCGTCCAAGACAAGTATGGTAGAATCGTCTCCAAAGCCGCTAGAAAAGCGGCGTTGGCGAGAATGAAAGAGGAAGGATCTAAACATTTGGTCAAGGTTTTCAAGCCTTCTAAAAAGGGGTTCAAGCTCCAACCAAAGGAAGGTACAAAAGAATATAAAAAGAAGGTAAAGAAAATGTTGTAATACCATATAAAACGATACAATGTCTAAAAAAGAAGACAAGAAAAATAACGTCCCTATAATTATTTCAATAATAATGAGTATGTTATGTATAGCATACATAGCGGTTAAATTAGACATTTCTCCGGTTCACTTTATGTAATTAAAAAAAATGTATAATAATAATAACAATGACTTTGTCTAAATGGAACGAATCCGTTCGATTAGCCAAGATTAAACATGGATTAAATCCTACATCATATATGGAACTCAAAGGTAAACTTTTAAAAGAAGCTCAGGCTATATATCAGCTTCTTATCCTCAACGATTCTAAACACCGATAAACTGGAACCCCTTAAGTCTCTGTGGCTCATATACCACGAGCGAGTTAAGTTTCCAAGATATACCAAATTTTTTGTTCAAAAAATAAACGCTATTCATCTCTACAACCGCTGTACCGGATTGACGCGCATATAACCCGTTTTTGATATCGTCATATAATGGTGTTTTATTCTCATCATATACATGTGATTTTACTTTACCTTCTATGTTAGAATCAACTTTGACTCTAAACTTTGGTTCACGATCAGGGGTTTCCTTAATGTTTGAGTTAAACATTGGTTTGAGTTCGTCGATACTCATTTTTTTACCGAAAATGTCTTCACTTTGTTCAGAAACCGCTTCTATAACTTTGTTTTCGAGCTGAGTTAAGATTTCGTAAAATTTTTTTACATTTCCCTCTTCGTCGTATCCTTTCATGGCGAAATCAATGTTGTATTTTGTCGGACCAACTTCTGGTGTAAACCCTGAAATGCCAAATGGCATGTACATGCGTGGAATTTGAAATTTCATGAGTCCGTCTTCGATCGTACATAGTGAAATTTTGCGACCATCATAGTTGGCAATTTTTAGTGTATCGAGAGCATTTGTAAATTTTGCCATGTATGTTTATAAATATGTTTATGGTGTAAACTTTAAGCTTGGTATTATAGTAATAAAATGAGCTGGATTCGTTTAAAAATGATACAGGTACACGTTTGGTACATGTTTACAAAATACAAACTGTTTAGGCAGAACACATAGTACACTCCGCCTCTAAACTAAACTGGATGGGTCGCGCCTTTGCTTTACTTCGGAGGTAATACATACCCGTTTTCAAGCCCGTTTTCCATGCATACATGTGCATGGACGAAAGTTTCGATAATGTGGGGCTTTCAACAAACAAGTTCATACTTTGACTTTGGTCTATGTATACACCTCTATCCGCCGCCATATCGATGATTGTTTTTTGACTCATTTCCCATACGGTCTTATACAGTTCTTTAAGATCGTCGGGGATATCGATAATGTTTTGGACGGAACCGTTCGCCTTAACCATAAGGTCTTTCATTTCCTTCGACCAGAGTCCGCGTTCTTTCAAATCACTGACTAAATGTTTGTTTACGACAACAAATTCACCTGCAAGTGTTCGTCTTAAATAGATATTGGTCGTGTATGGTTCAAAACACTCGTTATTCCCTAAAATCTGGGACGTCGAGGCGGTAGGCATGGGTGCAAGTAACAAACTGTTCCGCGTACCCTTTTTGACGAGTTCACGCATGGCATTCCAATCGTATCGACCGCTAAACTTCGGGTCGCGATCCCACATGTCAAATTGGAGAATACCTTGACTGAATGGTGATCCCTTAAACGTTTCGTACGTTCCGTACATTTCGGCAAGTTCACATGATGATTCGAGAGACGCGTGGTATATGGTTTCGAATATGTCGCGATTCAGTTTTCGTGATTCCTCTGAACCGAAACTCATACGGAGCATAATGAATACATCAGCAAGACCCTGAACACCTATACCAATGGGTCGGTGACGCATATTCGAACGTTTCCCATTTTCGGTCGGGTAAAAGTTTTTATCGATAACCTTATTCAGGTTTCGTGTAACCATTTTAGTGACGCGGTGTAACTCCTCGTGATTGAACTCTTTCTTTTCAACGTCAACGTATTTCGGTAACGCGATAGATGCAAGATTACATACGGCAGTTTCGTCTTTGTCCGTGTACTCTAAAATTTCAGTACACAAGTTAGAGGATTTAATCGTACCAATATGTTTATGGTTCGACTTTTCATTACACGCGTCCTTATAGAGCATGTATGGTGTTCCTGTTTCGCTTTGTGATTTAATGATCGCTTTCCAAACTTCTGATGCAGGTACAACTTTCTTTGCAAGTCCCTCGGCTTCGTATTTCTCGTACAAGTCTTCGAACTCTTTACCGTAAACATTGGATAATCCACGTGCGACGTCTGGACAAAACAGAGACCAATTACCACCGGATTCGACGCGTTTCATGAATAGATCGGGAATCCACATCGCTGAAAACAGGTCGCGACACCGCGCTTCTTCATCACCCTGGTTCAAACGAATCTCGAGAAAATCGAGAATATCGGCGTGCCATGGTTCCAAGTATACGGCAATGGACCCCTTTCGTCTCCCAGCCTGGTTAACGTACCTCGCGGTTGAGTTATATACCCTAAGCATGGGTATGATTCCGTCTGATGTTCCGTTCGTACCCCGAATGTGTGATTTATTAGCACGAACGTCGTGAATGTGTAAACCAATACCACCCGCCCATTTACTGATTTGTGCACATTCTTTTACGGTATCGTAAATTCCATCAATACTATCTTCTTTATTTGCGATAAGGAAGCAGCTCGACATTTGTGGCCTGGGTGTTCCTGCATTAAACAGAGTTGGTGTAGCGTGTATGAACAAACCTTTAGAAAGTGCTTCGTACGTTTCCAGGACGCGTTCGGTATCGTGACCATGGATACCAATGGAAACACGCATGTACATGTACTGAGGCGTTTCAATAATTTCACTGTCGATCTTTTGGAGGTACCCCTTTTCGAGCGTTTTAAGACCGAAATACCCGAAATCGTAATCGCGTTCGGGTTGAATATCGTCCTTGACTTTAGACGAAACCTCGAGAACTTCATGGGTTACAATACCTGCTTTGTGAAGTTTACGCATGGCAATGTGAAAATTGTTTGCGGCCCGTTTTTGAATGTTACTCGCCGTGATACGCGTTGCCAAAATTTCATAATCGGGGTCGGACGTGATCATTCCAATACATATCTCAGCAGACAGTGTATCTATTTCATGTGTATTTATACCATCATAAATAGACGAAAACACTTGTTGCGCAACTTTGGTAACATCGACGGAATTTGAGAGACCTTCTGTAAGTTTTGATATCCTGTTGGTGACGTTATCAAACTTAACATCTTCAACACGACCGGAACGTTTTGTGACTCTCATTATATAACTATTACGAATCTATTTTTTAACTTATTTGGAACATGTGTGTCTGAAATCAGCGCTTCTTATTGTCACAGGACCAGCTGTTTCAGCCAAACGATTGGGCTGGAGAAGTGATGAGTTTACATAAAATTTACCGTTTGGGTCACCAACTTTGGCGACTGGTGCATAAGAAGCAACAAAACACTCTGGTGGTTGACATATTGGACTTTCGTAGTTACATTGTTTGGTTGAATATACTTTGTCGAAATCGGCGAGGATTAACATTTATATTTACTGATACTTTTTTTCCAGGACTATATTAAATGTGTGACGCTCTTCACATAAATTCTCTTAAGCAGTGCCCAACACCTCTGAACAGTCTGTTCTTTTCTGAGTTTAACATGAATTTAATCCAGCGTAGTATTCGTCATGGTTTTAAGGATAAGACTGGTATATCTATTGATTATCAAAACCCAAATGATTTATATAGTATCATGCGCGTTGTTTTTATTAATAATTCCGGTGACCCAAATGCTAATGTACAGGAACAGGTTAAATACATGAACGATATTGTTATTAAAACAGCTATTGGTCAAGTTCAGACGGGTGTTTCTCAGTATATGGGGTATATTCACGATGTTGAATCACTTTCTGTACCAATAGATAGACCTACGAGTACTACAAATTACGGTAAAAAGTTTGGTATAAATAATAATATTGGGTTTTCTGGAGTTCCACCATCTTCTGGTTTCTTCCCACCATCTTCTGGTATTTTGTAAATGTGTGATTATTTGTTAAACCATTTCAATTATAATATCAAATGAACGTGATATTATAATGGAAAAAATATAAAAATTAATTGATGTGCTCGACACGAAATCGAGGTTAAAAATGGTCAATAAAAACGAGAATGTAAGAAACTTTTTTTGTGCTTCGGAATAATTTACGTGAAACTGGACCTCTAATCCCGTAACCTTTTCCTTTTACTTTCACGTATACTTTTACATTTTTACTAGCTGTTATAAACATGTTTTTCAAGTCAATAAAATTAAATCCGGAAACTCTATATACATCGCCAACTCTACCAAAAAACTTCTGGGCGAGTACAAAATTACTCTTTGATCCCTTATGTTCTATGGCAACTGCAAGATTATATTTATAAGGTCCTCTACCACTCTTAACTTTTTTAAATTTACCATAAGCAGTTCTCATTTTAGGCCCACCAGTAACAACACCCCTTTTAGGTCCCCCATAAACAACACCCCTTTTAGGTCCCCCATAAACAACACCCCTTTTAGGTCCCCCAGTTATAGGTTTTGGAACAGGAACAGGAACAGGAACAGGACTCCCAATTTTAACGTTTCTTTTATTGAGATAATTGATATATTTCCTTTCTTCATTTGTATAGTTTCGTGTATTAATTTCTCTACCATAGACACCCAATTCTCTTTTTAACGTATGACCTAAATATTTATAATGGGCCATAGCTATGGGTTCAAGTTTATCTTTTGTTGGAAATCTATCTATTCTTTTCTGGTCAATGGGTCTACCACTAGATAACATCTTATATTTATAGTTATCGGTTGCAACATTTTTCGTTATACGGTACATTTTTTCTCTTTCTTCCGCCTTTTCGACAACAGTGAGAACTTTATTATATAACGTTGCTGACGCCTTTTTTAGAGCTGGATTTAAATTATTCATTCTGTATCGAGTACAGTCCTTAGTTTTTTTACGATCCTCGCCGCAGAATAATATCGGTGTTTTATTTATTTCATTAACTACTTCCTTACCTAACATTTCAATATACCTTGCTATGTCTTTAGCGTCTTCGTTATTTAAAACTTGTTTGGATACAGCTTCAGAAACAAGTGGTTGTTTTAAAATTGCAATTGTGATGTCTATTAATTGTTCCATTACAGTACCTATAAGGGTAAATCCTGTATTTCTTTCGGATGTGTAATATTCACGGTACCCTTCCATACTTTTAATACGATTTTTTATCACAGAGAGTTCGTGGATTGCTTTTTTTATCTCTTTTTCTGTTGTATTTTGAATTTTCAAAATTCTGGATTTAGGTGGTTTTGGAGGTTCTGGGGGTTTTGGGCGTACTATTACTGGAGGCGAAGGTGGGGGTTTTGGAGGTTCTGGGGGTTTTGGGCGTACTATTACTGGAGGCGAAGGTGGAGGTTGAATTACGCGTACTGGGGGTGGTGGGGAAGATGTGTTAACAACTTTCCTTTGAACTATTTTTACAGGTGGGGGAGGTGGGGGTGGGACGCGCGTATTAACATCAACTTTCGCTTGTACTTTGTTTACGGATGGAGGGGGTGGAGGTGCACTTGCAAATACTTCTTCTTCGTTATCCATACTCATACTTTTAATCGTTTCTTCCTTTTTCGTCTGTACTTCTTTCACTTCTTTTTCCTCTTTCACTTCTTTTTCCTCTTTCACTTCTTTTTCCTCTTTCACTTCTTCCTTTTTAGAACCACCTGATTTTGATGCGACTACTATAGAGATTGTACATAAAATCACCACAACTACAACTATTGCAATTATCATGGTGTTGTCATTACCGGGTTTTGGAACATTTGGTACTGATGAATCCATATACTAAATAAATATATTTTAATATGTATCTTCATCTGAGTCTACATCACTCTCTGGATATTTTACGTCATCGTCATCTAAATTTTCGTCGTATATTGACACATTTTCCGAATCGTCTATCATAGGTGTTTCGTCTTCTGTGTTTTCATATTTTTCCGTGTTAGGTGGACCTTTCATGAATTTAATTATAACTATAAGTGCGATTATGGCTAAAGCTACGATCGCTATTATTGTATACGTATCCATTTCGGTATCTTCTGGCATTTTATATAAAGATTAGATTTTAAATATTATATTTTTTTTCAAAAAAATATATCTCGTGATAATATAAAACATGAGTCAGATAATGCTCGATGATAAAAAAGCAATGGATGATATTAATCCATTTGTAAATTTCATGCCTGGTACGAGTCGTCAACCACATGAGTTTGGTAAATATACGACACCAGAAGACGAACCAGAAGAAGAAATATATAAAAGTCCTGCGTGTAATGTAATTTCTAAAAATGTTGGTCGACCTGGTTATAGAGAAACTGAATGTAATTTATCTAGAGATCTTCTTCCAGGAAGAAATATAGATAAAGGTTTTACCATGATTAGCAAAAACGAAGAAACTTGTCAGAAAACAGAAAAAGAAATAATTGCAGCTTCTAGAAAGAATACACTTATACTAAACTTGATTAGTTTACTCTGTCTGATTCTATTAATTGTAATGTTCTAAATAATTTATCAAGTTTATTTTGGTTGGTAGATGATTGTACAACACTTGGAATTATATCCAAACATATATTTTTTACGAGGGTTTTTTGCCACCCACATTTTCTGTTTATATTTGGTGGAGTAAATGAAGGATCTAATATTTTTATTGAATTCATAATTCTTATGAGTGAATTTATGTTTTTATTTTCACATAATGCGTTATCTAAAGCAATTAAAGTCATTTTACGCACGGTTTCAATTGTTTTATCAATCATTGTATCGAGAAAACGTTCATAACGAACTGTCCCCTTACCTAAATTAAATTCACATTTTGATGTTGTGTCAAATGTATCCATTAATTCTTCGTACCCTACACCATTTTTATACTTAGAATAATATATCTCTATAATCATACGATTTTTATCCATGTGATATAGTTGGTGACATTGTTTAACAAATGCGGTCATGTATAAAGGTATATGTTAAAATCTTTAAACCATTCCAAATTTCTTGTCTGGCTTAAACTCAAGTTTCTTTTCTAGTTCCTTTTTCTGATTTTCTTTTTTAATTTCAACACCTTTACAGTCGTGTATTTCGAGAACGATACACCTAGAGCAAAACCCTAATTTGCAATATTTACAATCTATAGGTATACCTTTTCTTTTACATTTTAAACACGGCATACATAGTTAACCTAAGTTAACTTTAAACCATTTGTTTTTAAGTTAAAATGTATTCTACCATAGCGAATAATACATTTTCATATTTTCTAACTCTAGATGAGTTTAGAAAAAAGATAATAGAAGAACATCGCGATGTCGAACCTTCGTGGATAAAACTTACTACAATCACCATGATTTCACAGTTTAAAAAGTCTATCGACATTGATAAATTGAAAAGGTTTTTTGGTGAAGATACGATAAAGTTAACAAATACAACTAAAAAAACAAAAACTTTTAACTGGAGACGAAAGGAGACTACTTTTTATAATCAAATAACACTTGTATATGAAGATCACCATAGTACAAAATCAATAAAGATTTTTCCAAATGGGAGTGTTCAGGTTGCTGGGTGTGCCGATTTATTTGATTGTAAACGTGTCATTAGACAACTGTCTTATATTATGAGTAATATACTTGGTGATGAATATGTAATACCAGAAGACACGTTTCGCGTTGTTATGATAAATTCAAATTTTAGTTTGAACAAAAATATAAACCTGATACAAACCGCTCAAAAATTTGAAGATGTTTTTAAAGTATCTTTTGAACCAGATAGATACTCCGCAGTAAAAGTAAAATTTAAACCAGCTGAAGACATGAAGGAAATTACAACGAGTATATTCAGTACAGGAAAAATTATAATTACGGGTGCAGAAACTTTAAAGGAAATTGCATTCGCATATAATATTATAATATCACATATACTTGAACATAAACATATCATATTTACATCGGATATAGAACCAGGAAAAAGGGAAATATTTGATACAGCATCAGGGTATAACGTAAATGATATTGTAAAAATGGCAAAACAGAATGGTCACAAATCGTGGGTGGATACAATTAAAAATAGACAAATTAATTTCTAATGTAATATTAATATTAAAAATGTCTCAACGACTTGGTATGGCCGATGGTCGATGTTACACAGTAAATACATCTAATCAACTACTTAATAATTATATCATGAAACAAAATGGTATTACTTTCGAAGACAATTATTCTTTTCGTAAACTTCTCCAAGAAAAGGGTCCCGAACTTTTGAAACCTGTTCAAGATTTACAGGGTACGGAAAAATGCGCGTCGTGTGATAAAGCTCTTCTCAATACATCGGATATTTATTAATCCGTGTACGATAAATTTCAATTTTAATATTCTTTAAGTTCTGTAGAGAATGACACAGTGTGCCATATGTCTCAACGAGGTAAGGCAGACACGGTCAAATATACCAATACGGTGTGGCCACCTATTTCATTCACATTGTCTACAAAACTGGAAAAATAAAGGAAAACAGACATGTCCTATATGTAGAAAAATATTTGATGGTGGAAATTTTAGAGTTCAAATTACCGTACACAATTTACTCGAAGCTACATCGAATACGGTATCTGTGAGTGATGACTTTATTTTTGATTCACTTGATATAATATTTGATATCCAGGAACAATCTGATTTAAGCAGTCTTCTTAGTGACTTTGGGATGAGTGTGTCCGACTTTGATACCTCTGTTTCTAACACAGAATGAACTGCAATATTTTTTATAGTTTAAACCAGTATAGTTACGAGAAGCCTTTCTAGGATCTTGTATAACTTTACCCTTTGCATCTACTAATAAGGGTCCAGTAGCCCACCCTCTTTTATGACTAAACACATTTGCTTTAAATGTTAACAGTTTACCGGGTATAAGTTTACCCGCTTTTTTTACGCGAGACACAGGGACCTTAAAAAATTTCGCAATATTTTCATATGTGTTACCTTTCTTTATTTTATATTCGACAACACCGTGTTGTTTATAAAAATGAAAATCACCTTGTCTAAAATAGTTTCTTGCGTTACCAGGTGCAACAAACATCATGACTTTATAATGATTCGGTTTACATTTTTCTTCAGCTTTTGCTAAATAGACCTTTTTAGGGTTATCGGCAACAACTCTTTGTGGTAGTCCTTTACAGTGAGTATAGTTATGAGAAAGATTACGAATACCAGCACGCTCACCTGGTACACTTTTTTGTAAACGCATTTTTTCATAATCTCCCACTGCATATGCATAACAGTTATTGTTTCCTATACCTATTGTTCGACCCCATAATCTTTGAGTAAATTTCGGTTCAGAACCACTCAGAGGAAGAATTTGTTTCTTCATTACTAATACATAAGAAAAAAAAATATTAGTAATAAGTAAAAATGCTCAAGGATATTGTAAACGCTAGGAAAATGAACGACGTATTAACGGAAATTTTGATTTTCGTTCTTGCTATTCTCGTAAGTACATTCGTACTTCGTTTTGCATGGAATCAATCACTTGTAAAACACATTACAGTTCTTAAACCATTGAACACGTTTTTGGACGCTTTTATTCTCTCACTTTCTATCGCGGTTATACGAGGTGTTTAATTAAATTTCCTTGTACCCAACAATTTTTTCACCATTTGTGTGAACCATTTGTGGAAATGAATCAATTCCGTCGCACTCGCCTTTTTCGCAGTCGACGAATTTGTGTTTAATACCTTTCTTTTTAAGATAATTAAGTTGTTTTGTGGTCCATCCACACCAAGTTGTACCGTAAACAGTCCAAGTTCCTTTACTTGATTCGATTTTCTTCTTGGTTTCTGGTTCACCTGTGTTTATTAAAATAATAAAATTAATCAAGCCGAGAACTATGAATGGTAACATATTTATATTTATTTAATATATTTTATTTTCAAATCATCACATATTTTTGAAATCGTTTTATTTTTTGTTGGTATGTTTAATTTGTTTGCAATTTTAATGAGTTCACTTTTTTTATAGTTTGTACATTTACGCGTACCTATACGAAGATATCCCTTTTTAGACATGGAAATCTTTGGTGGTTGTGTTGGTACATCCCCACCGTGTTTTACTACTATAGGTTTCGGTTTCATGGGTGTACGCCCAATAATATTGGTTATATCAAACGAAGGTTTTTTATCTTTGTATGGTGAAAAGTATACGTCTTTAAATATATATTTAAACGAAGGTAATCTTCCGTGCCCAACTGGTGACGCACGAAGTCTATAATCATTTACTTTATATGTAACCTGACCCAAATAATCTGGTGGTAAAACCCGTTCTATGAATTGAATAGTTTCTGCACCAACGTATATTTTTTCGGTTTTTAAGAAGTGTCTAAGTGAATTGAGGAAGAAATGAACGTCATACATACTATTAGACTCACGATATATACCATATTTACTCTTAAAATTATTCGAATCGATTTCGGGGTTTGCTATACCTTTAATACATGAAAATCCATAATCGTTTATTAATGCTTCTATTCCTATATCATGAACTTTTAACGTGATATCATCAACTTTGTATCTACGAATACCAGATGCTTTTACATTTGTGTTTATTAAGACATTTTCTGTATGTAAATCATGGTGTCTAAATGATGGATACTTTTTGTGTATCCTGTACAAATTATATAACACATGTGTTACTATAGTTCTTATATGAATGGGTCGAAGCGTTTTTATGTTATTTTTTAAAAAACTTGTTAAACTTCCACTATTTGCATATTCGGTATATATTATAGAATATTTATCACATTTTTGAAATGCATACATTCTTGTACCACTTAATTTTTCTATACGTTTACCTATTCTATATTCATAATAGTTTGGATCGTTTGATACTTTTATAGCAACTGGTTTTTCGCACTCTTTATCTATACATCCTAAAAACACTTCACCCATTTGCCCTTTACCTATTTTACGTAAACCCTTTTTTGAACTTAAAGACCCATTTACACTAAAATTGATATTAGGTTTATAAAAAACCTCGTGTGGTTTACAACCCATACCTTCAATAGCTTTTATAACGTTTTTACCTAATAGATTTCTTTGTTTGTGTGTTTTTACATTTTTCTTGTTTTTTGAAAGTGATGCAATTTTTTTCAAGTCTTCAAAATGACGTTCACGTTCCATACTGATATATTATAATATTTTATTCGTCAATCTCTTCTTCGGTATATTCATCTCCAAGATCTTCCTCGGGTTTATCCCCTAGACCTTGGAATGCGAAAGACGGAAGTTTAGAAGACTGTTCACATAAAACCTGTGAAAGTCGGACACTTACACCGAACTTATTATCAATAAACCAAATTTGATTCACGTCGACGATGCACATACACCTTTGCCCCTTTTCAATTTGATCAACCGAAATGAGTTCACGTGCAGAGTTATATGCTTCTGCTAAGAATTCACCCGTTGGTTTTGTCATAATTTTGAGTTTCAAAGTATCCGGGTAATCGTCTTTACCCTGACGAACGAGTGGTTTATACAACGCTTCACGAATGACGTTAATATCGTACGCTTTACCGAGCCATTCTTTAGAATTATCAACGACTGTCTTGATGATAATTTCATCGAGTGCTTTCAACTTTTCGGATAACGCCATAGCTTCGTCATTATCTTTATCGAAAGATAAATCGAGTGAGTACGATGTTTTGTTCGTCGCCTCATCAGTAAAGGCACTCATACCATATGGGGATCTCATGAAAGGGAGTTGTAAATAGAGTTTCTTTTTACCGTCTTGTGCATTAATATACACAGTTTTACCACCGTTTTTGTTCTTTTTCATTTTAGAAAGAACTACAGAAGATGGTTCGAATTGCTCAGAAACTTGGATAATATTTGACATTGTATTTATATCATATATACAAACACAAACTTTAAGTTATTTTTTTTCTTTGTAAAATATATAAAATATACCAATGGGTCTTTTTAAAGATTGTGGATGTGGATGCGACGGAAAAAAACAGGAGCAGAAATTTTTAATTTCTGTAATGTCCGCTTTAGTTTTTTTCATTGTCGCCAATCCAGAAACATTTCGCGTCACGCGTAAAATATTTGGGTCGTGGATATCTGGACCAACTGGGTGTCCATCTATTAACGGTCTCGTACTCCATACACTTGTTTTTATGTTAGTAGTATGGGGTATGATGAATATAAAGCGTGAAAATTACGCGCCATTTGAACCAGCTACCGATGAACCCGAAGTCGTGGGTCCAGCACCAGGTCCAGCACCAGGTCCAACACCAGGACCAGCACCACCAAAAATGGTTGACATGCCTTCACCATTACCAGGTATGTCTGAGGATCAATATTCTATGTTTGATACCGGAATGCGATTGAAATCCATGGATGTTGTAAAATCGGATGGTGATGCTATAACGTGTGGATGTTCCGACGGTAGAAATGTCGTCATTACACCTTAAAATTCTTCGTCAAACTCAATTTCGGTCGAATCTTCGTCCATTTTTCCGTAATCACCAACGCGTTTTTCAAAAAAGTTGGTCTTACCATCTAATGATATATTCTCCATAAAATCAAAGGGATTTTTAGTGTTCCAGATTTTATCGTGACCCACTTGTTTTAGTAATCTATCCGCGACATATTCTATATATTCCGACATTTTATCAGAATTCATACCAATAAGACTACACGGTAATGCATCTAAAATGAATTCTTTTTCAATGGACACCGCATCGCGTACGATTTCTTCAATCGTAGATATCGAAGGTTTATTTTTCAACATGTTAAATAGTTCGACGGCGAATTCTTGGTGTAATCCTTCATCACGACTTATAAGTTCGTTACTAAAACATAAACCCGGAAGTAACCCTCTCTTTTTTAGCCAGAAAATAGCACAAAAACTTCCCGAAAAGAAAATACCTTCGACACACGCAAATGCCAAAAGACGTTCTGCAAATGGACGGGATTTATCAAACCATTTCATAGCCCACTTTGCTTTCTTTTCTATACACGGAATTGTCTGAATTGCTTCAAACAATGTTTTCTTTTCCGAAGAACTTCTTATATATTTGTCTATAAGCTTGCTATATGTTTCACCATGAACCATTTCATTATGTGCCTGATACGCATAAAACGAGCGAGCTTCGGTAAGTTGAATTTCATCCGCAAAATTATTGTTAATGTTTTCAAAAACTATACCATCCGAACCAGCAAAAAAAGCCAATATATATTTTATAAAATGTTTTTCATTATCACTCAAACTATTCCAATCATCCATATCTTTCGAAAAATCGATTTCTTCAGCCGTCCAATTTGACATTTGTGCTTTTTTATACAAAGACCACAAGTTTTCGTGTTCAATTGGAAATACAGTAAACCTGTTAAGTGTTGGCAGAAGCATTTGTTCTGACTCTTCGATAAATTCCTGGAATTCAAAAAAGTCTCCTACCAGGACGTTATTTACGAATATTTGAGGAAACGTAGACGCTTGTGTACCACAACGTTCTTTTAATTCGGTTTTATCAACTTTTATTTGTTTGTATTCTAAATTATAGTCCTTACATAAGTTAACTGCGTGTTCGCAATACTTACATCCATCCTTGGATAAAATTTCAACTCCCATCTGTGCTAATATCTGTAAATATTTTTGTGGCAAAACTTTAGATATGATTAATTTTTCTGAAATACAGCCTGGAGATTTAGTCCGGGTTCTTGTAAACATAGAAGATGATATAGAAGATGAAATGTACGCTAAAGTAAAAGAAAATAACGAAGATTATCTCGTTGTTTCTTACTATTCCGAAACCTCTATGACATATAAAGGTGCGCGAATATACGAGTTTGAAGAAACTAAAGACGAACTTGTTCAAATTGAAAATCTTTGTGAACATCACCAGTCTTCAGATGTTTTCGTTAATGTTAAAGATACTTTATATGCTATGGTAGATGAAATAGAATCTGATGAAGATAGTGAAATAATAGACGAATCAGATGATGATGGAAGTGATTTAGAAGGTTTTATCGTCCCAGACGGTCAAGTTGATGGTATTGTTATACCACCTTCTACACATACTACTATAGATAAAGAATGGAATGAATGGGAACCAAGAAGTCCGGGTTCTAAACGGTTTAAAGACATGGTAAATGCTATAGAAACACACGCAAAAATACAAGCAGACGAATTAAATTTTTAAACCTAAGTGCGATGTTTTTAATTTTAAAATTTAATATTCAGTTATAAGATGGAAGAACTGGCTGCTATATGGTCCGACGTGGACAAATTATTAAATAAACCAACACTTAAAAAGCCGGTTAATACAACATATTTATGTAAAGATTGTAACGGTACAAAAGTTTTTTCGCGGGAAGGTATACCCACGTGTTCAGAATGTGGTATAGTGGATATTATGTATATAGATGAAAGTCCCGAATGGACAAGTGGTATTTCTGATGACGGTAAAATAAACGATCCATCGAGGTGTGGTAATCCAAACGCAAACCCAGAACTTTTTTCACAAGAATGGGGTAAAGGTACGATTATATCGACACAACAATCGTCTACGTATGAAAATAAACGCATGGCTAAAATCAATTTTCATCAATCGATGAATCATAAAGATCGTGCGTTATTTCACGCGTATAAGGATATTGATGAAGCGTGTCATACTTTGCCGGATTCTGTGTTAAAAGATGCAAAAATGATGTATAGAAAATTTAACTTAGAAAAATTAACGAGGGGTGCAGTTCGTTCGGGTATTAAAGGAAATTGCGTTTTATATGCATGCCGTTTATCAAAAATTCCAAGAACAACGAAAGAAATTGCAGATATGTTTCATATTCAAAGTAAAGATATTAGTAGAACTACACAATTGTTTACAGAAACGCTTCTCGGTAAAACAGAAAAAAATTATGTAACGAGACCTTTTGATGTTATGCAAAGATTACTCAATTCATTTAGTATTACACGTGAACAAAGATATGCGTGTAATCAAATGTGTACAAAACTAGAAAAATGTTCTGAGTTAATGAGTAAAACACCGAACAGTGTAGCTTCAACTATCATATATATCGTTCTCAAGGGTATATTTACTAAAACGGATGTTTGTGAAAAGTGTGGTGTTTCTGTACCTACAGTAAACAAAATTGAAACGATAATTAAAAAGCACTTAGAGGAATAATTCGATGAAAATGTATTATGATCAAATTGTTTTTAAGTACACCATGTTACGGTGGTCTTTGCTTAGAAAAATACATGATAGGTATCATTAGACTTCAACTCCTACTCATGAAAGAAGGTATTCAACTCATGATCGATACGACCGAAAATGAAAGTCTTGTACACCGCGCACGTAATGTAGCTATAGGTCGGTTTATGCAAAAAACGGATGCGGAGTATTTTATGTTCATAGATGCTGATATTGATTTTGACCCAAGCTCTGTTGTTCGTCTTTTAAAATCCGGGCATGACGTATCTGTAGCGATTTATCCTAAAAAGGTGGTCATGTGGGATCAAGCTAAAGATGCAATTAAAGCCGGTGATAAACGCGACTTATCTATGCTTTCGTCAAGTTTGGTTGCAAATATTGGTGCCACACATCGCCAAGTTGAGAATGGGTTTGTAGAAGTACTCGATGGTCCAACGGGGTTTATGGTGATATCTAGAAAAGCACTCGAAAAAATGCATGAACATTACAAGGATTTAGATTGTAAAAACGATCACCAAAATAGAGATTTTGATGATTATTGTGCTCTCTTTGATTGTATGATTGATCCAGATAATAGACGCTATCTTTCTGAAGATTATGCTTTTTGTAGAAGATGGCAACAGATAGGTGGTAAAATATACGCCGATTGTCAAACAACTTTAGGGCATGTCGGTAATTTACCATTTAGTGGTTGTTTAAATGAAAGGCTTAAGGCTTAGAATCGTATATACGTAAACATGAAAATAGCCACTATACTCGTAACACGCAGTAATTCGTGTCATGTAAAAACGCTTCATACTATTCTTCGATTTAACTTAAAATGCATGCAAAGATCCAATACAGAAAATGAAGTCGTATTTGTAAATGATGACCCGTTTGAAAAATCCGAAATAATTTACAAATATTTAAAATCACACGATCGAATTTTCTTTGTTGATTTTGCTATTAGTGTAGACGATGATTCACTTGAAAAGGTTTTTGATAAACATGAAGGTATCGGATGCTTTGTTTTTCCGGGTGTAACGGAGGGTATAGATTGGGAAATGTTTAAACAGAAAGTCGAAAATGGTTCAACCGAACCGGTCGAACAACTGGGATTGCATTTTGATACTGAAGTTAGTACGAAGGTTTCACAAGATGTATATATAGTAAAAGAAACATCGGCGAAGGCGTGGGTTATGATGAATAAAAACGTCATGAAAAATCTTAAGGATAAGAAAAATGGTGCATTTAAAATTCACCCGAGATTGAAAACAATGTTTGCTAAATTTCAAGAAGCTGGTATAAAAATTCATGCGTATACAGCAGCTAAGTTAGTGATGACATATAGTCATGAATGTATAAGTAATATATTAAACGCTGCTGGTGTTAAAACAAATTAAAGAATAGAGTAAATATATAGAACATAATGTCTCGTGTATTTGTAAGGCCAAGTGATCCACTTTACAAATATGCGATTTCCTTTATGGAAACTCATTGGGGGACAAAGGGTATTTTTCCGGGGTGTCAACCTATATCCATCGAACGTAAACATTTTGATATATTATCGAAAAATGACTATGTTGTTTGTGAAAAAACGGATGGTACGAGATACATGATGTTGACTTTTATGTACGAGTCGAAAAAGGTATGTATATTTCTGAATCGTGCACTCGAAATGTTCACGTGTCCACTCAATTTTAGAAAACCTATATATGATGGCACCATTCTCGAGGGTGAACTTTATGAAAATGATTTCATGGTTTATGATTGTTTAGTGACGTGTGGTGAAGTTGTCGGTAACCAAAATTTCTTGGAGCGATTAGAACACTGTGAAAAAACCGTTAAAAAGATGATGGTTTTGAAAACGGACCCCATCTTTCTAAAAGTGAAAAAGTTCCATTTACACCAGGATTTCAAAGAATTTATGGATGTATACTTACCGACCGTCAAACAAGAAATGGACGGTCTTATTTTTACACCTATAAATGAACCCGTTCGTATAGGGACGCATGAAACTATGTTTAAATGGAAACCGTGTAATAAAAACACGATTGATTTTAAAGTGAAGAAAGCACCTACTACAGAAACACCTGGGTGTATACCTGGACCACCTGTTTGGAGACTCTATATCCAAGAAAAGGGTAAACTTATACACGAGTCTCAGATACCTATTGATCGTATGCGAGATTATACATGGTTAAGAGAGAATGATATAGTAGAGTGTATGTATGTAACATGGGAAACTGGTCCTTTATGGTGGAAACCCTTAAAAAAGAGAACTGATAAAACATTTCCCAATAGTCGCAGAACTTTTTACAGAACTCTGGTTAATATCAAAGAGAACATTCAGATGAAGGAGTTTTTAGATTGTAGACCAGGACGTAATGATTATCTTCTTTAGGTAATTCGGTAATTTTACCTAATGTATCATCGTCTTGAATAAACCACTCGTTACCGAGTTTACACATAGACATGTAATGCCCACCCCATTGAATACCTTGATGAATTATAGATCCCTGTAACTCGTATCCTAAATTTAAATGTGTATCAATTTTCACCCGACTTTTTTTGTCGAATGAAATGAGTAATATCTTTGGTTTTTTAGAAATTACCCGCCGTGTTGTAGCTACATGATGTTTTTTACCGTTATCATCTACATATCCTTCCACTACATTCCATTTGTATCCTTCTTCAATCATTTGATTTACACTTTTTATTTCCTTGTCCATGTTTAAAAAATGAATACAAAAAGGTGTTTTTAAAACATTCTTACTCGCTGGTGATATTGTAATTTGTGACACTTCACCATATAATAGTTCTTTAATTATAGGATAATCTTTCTCAAGTATATCTATAATACATAATAAAGCGTCCTGAGCGTCGTGAGGTTCACCAATCGTGAATCTTGGGAACGTTTTTACGAATTCGTTTAATAAGGGTGTGAGTGTAAATACTTTTACTTCACGTGTAGAAAAGTATACGTGTATGATATGTTCATATATTTTTGTAAATGTACATTCACCTTCATATTTATTTTTCAAAATATGTACTGATACATCATGTATATGTAGAAGTGTTTGTATAGCTGAATTAAAATAGCACGTATTTCCAAGATTTGCGAAACCGTGCATCTAAAAAAAGTGTATAAAAAAGGCTTAAGAAGAAGACGCGTTATATAAGTGTAAGTAATCAAACATGAACGTTCATAAAATATGCGATGTTATTGAATCTGTTTTTGAACAAAACAAAAATGAGGAACATATCGAAATGGAGTTTCGTCTTGGTAAATATAATGGCGAGTTTTTTGATACTAATGTAGGGTTTGAAACATTTAGGAATACAATGGAAGGGTTAAAAAAGTATCAAAAATGGGAACGTATCCAAGCATCAAAGACGGAAGTTTTTTATCGGGAAAAGGATAATCTTCGTATAACTATCGATGAATCGACCGGCGACGAAACCATTGTACGTAAAGAACGTGTTCATACTGAAGATTTTAAACAAATTGAAGGAACACCCCTCGATATTAGATTTTGTATATCTAAAGAACTTCCAGTGGAACATGATTATGATAGCGAGATGGATTGTAAAAAGACTAAATCGAGAATATCGTTTATTCGTAAAAATCTGTCCATTGATTTAACGGAGGTTTCGGGGAATGTACAAGACATGGATTCAGAAGAATCATGTACATATCAAATTGAATTTGAAATCATAAAACCACAAAATGTGGAAGATAAAGATGCATTATTTAACATGATTCATAAGATAAAAGATGTATTTATTATGTTAGATAAATATATAGTATAATGATTATTTGGATACTTTTATTTGTAATAGCATTATTCTTATTAAGTGACGTGGATATTACAGGTGAAAAAGTTACAGTACTCGGTTATTCAACACAATATTTTTACATGTCACGCGGTGAATCCAAGAATATTTTTGAAAAGATGCGTAAAGATGGATTACCGGATGAATCTCTCAAAGAGTTTATAATGATGGAGGATAGGTTTTTAAATCTTGAGCGTTTATCCGTGTGTACACAAACATCACGCAAAATGGAGGCTTTTGGTCTTTCTAAACAAATTAAAGAACAGTTCTTGGGATACGATTTTTCATACCATACAAAACACCTCAAACAGATTTCTGAGCCATATAAACTTATAAATCGAAGCATAGTATGTTCGTAAGATACAACAGTATACGTCTATGTGAACCGGATTGCATATAAATCATATTATCATAAATATACATCATTAAATTAACGTCATCGGGATCGCGATGTGTTTCTAGATACTCCATAGGATTTTCAGTGTTTATAAATTCATCTGTACAATAATATTGTATTTCCATTTTTCCCATACCTTCTTTATTATTTTCTCTTTCATATCTTATATAATCTGCTAAAGTATAAAATATACTATCTACAATGCTTGACAAAACATGATTATTCCATCGTTTATTGTAATCTACAATAAATCCATGTTTGTTTTGTCGAACACGGTTTAATACGAGTTCACGTGGATCATTCATTTATTTATTCTTGCTCTTATTCTTTAAAGCTAATGGTGGCTTTTGCTGAAGTTCACGTTTTATCTTAATATAATTTTTTACCTTTGTGCTATTGAGAGGTGGTGTTTTTGGTAAATTTGATACGTATTTTACTACATTGTTTACTATATTTTTTCCGAATTTACCATATAAGTTTTTCGCTTCTTTTTCTATAAGTTTCTTTTTAAGATTTTTTTCTTGATTGTACATCCAGTTTTTAACCATCGCCTTTTTTATTTCGTCCGCAACGGTTTTTTTAATAATACCGTTACGAGTTCGTATGTTAAGAGATTTGTTTTTTTCAGCTTTATTTAATTCTTTTTTTACTTCTCTCACGTTTTTATTTAAATCCATAACTGATCCATATTTAGACATCCATCTTTTACCATATAACTTGATAATATCATTTTTAATACTCGAATCGTTAAGACGCCTCTTCTTGTTTTTAACGCTACGATTTCTTTTCAAAAGTACCTGTTCCATTTCATTTGCGAGTGAATTTGGTGTGTTTGGCGTTTTTGGTTTATTTTGAAGTTTATCACATAACGTTTTAACTGTATCTTGTTCATTAACTGCTACACCTTTAGAAAGTGCAAGTGCAACGAGCTGTTCTTTTTTCATACTTCGACACAATTTTCCATTTATTTTATGGTTAGATGTACCTTTTTCTATTGCGTCAAGAGCTTCGCATATTGTTTGTTTTGTATTTTTCTGTCTTACCCCTACAACACCAAGTTTTTTGGCTACATCAAGTAAAACTGGTTTTGTTAACCTATCGCATTTACGACCTCCTATTTTCATTGTACCATTTTTATCATAAGAAATGGATACGTTTTTCTTTTTCGTTACTCCTCTTTTCTTTGGTACTTTAAAACAGCAATCTGAACCCTGTGGATTTTTGCGTATTTCGTAACCTTCTTTACACGGTGGTCGACGTGGTTTTGGGCATGTTGATGCTTTTACACGTTTTGCAACGGGAAGTTTTGGTGCATTTACATTGCGATTAACTAATCCCATTGTGTATCCCATTGTATGAAGTTGTTTTACCATTTCAACACCCAATGTGTAGGTGTTTTCGAGATCGGTTGGATCTTTTTCACCTTGTAATTGTACTATTCCCGAACCGAGTGCCCCTGATTTAGACGATAATACAAACTTGTGTCCTTTATATGTAATGTATAAAAATGGTGATAACTCACCTTCATAAGATATATATTCAGCTTTTAAGGGGTTTTCACTGGCAATTCTTTGTAATTGAAAATTAACATTTGTATTGAAGAACCCAGCTATATTATTATACTCGATATCGTTATACAAAAATACATTTTTTTCGGTATACGCATCGATTATATATTTACGCAAAGCTTCTGGTTGTCGTTTAAGATTTTTAGACCCCAAAAACCCACCTGAAAATCTAATTTTACCGTTTGCATAAATGACAAACGTAAAATTTTTGCGTTCTAATCCATTCATCATATATCCACTCAGTTGAACAGAAAAAAAGTTTTTCGATAAATCACCTTTTAAGCCAAAATTACTCGTATGTATAGCACCTGTTTGAAATCTTCCGAAATATCCTTTAATTTCATTAAGATCGATTGTCAACCCTGGTGCTATTTGTGAATGACCTTTTGGTTTTTGTTTTAAAATGTACTGTAAATTTACGCGCTTTTCTTTTTCTTCGTAATTTTTATTTACGAGGACATTATACATACCAGGATTAAATTTACCCAATTTGAGACCACTTGTATTTGGTTCGGATCGTTGAATGTTTACATTTGAATTTTTGACAAATTGTCTGGGATCCATTTCTTAAAGTACTCTGATATTTTAAATATCATTACTGAATGCCATTTCTTCATTGACTATATCAACACCAAAAATAAAAGCTTGCTTTGGGTACACGCGTCCTCTATATGTAAGTGTTTCTTCACGAACCTCAATATCTCTCTGACTGAACGGACCAACGTAAAAGTCCTGTGTAAATCGCGGTTTACCAAGATTATTTGCTGTACAGTGTGAGTTGAACAATGCAACAAATTCTTTTTGGGGACAGTAAAGTTCCCGTCCATACTTTACACCTGTTGACTGAAGAAAGTTTTCGAGTGTACTCGCTATAGTTGCAACTTGTCTCTGAACTGTTTTGAAGTATTCTGGAACAACGTTCCAAATATCTTTATCCGCGTATTTCTGTGCGTATTCCAAATAAGCGCGAACACATTTTTGTAATATAATTGGTAATTCTTCGTCGAGTTTTGTCTCGAGCATCGGATCTGCATCTTTGACTTGTTTACCAAAGTTCCATGTAAGAATACGACGCAATACACTTCCCGAATTATCTTTCCAATTTGGAACTTCGTTACCACCAAGCACACCCGGTGTTTTCCATTCAAATGACTTTGCCTTTTCGTGTTTTACAGCAATTGAAACGTCTTCACCAGAAACAATCGATTGAAACTCGGCTTGTTCGAGTTGTAAATCTCCCTTTACTTCGGGTGCAATAAACATAAACGCATTATAAATGGATGATAATCCAAATTTCTTTTCGACGTTATTTGAAAGTGTGCGTACATCATCGGCATTATAAAATTTACGAAACACTTTTGTAATAAGCGTCGATTTACCTGATCGCGCAATACCTTTTAGAAATGGTATAACCTGCCAAGCATCCATATCGTTTACGTCAAAACATAACCGACCACCCATAACATACATCCATTTACACACATCTTCACTGAATTTTTGGTAATCAAGTACTGACTGGAAAAGGGGTGTTGGTATTTCATACCAATCGTCCAAATGGTTATAATCCGTAAAATCTTTATCGAAATACTTGCAACTTATAACAGTCTGATCCAGATTTTTGAATTCACGAGACTCGTACGTGTAAAATGCAGATTCGTAAAGACCTGTTTTTGCAGACCATTCCTTACCTATAAAAATACCATTTTTAAACGACCAAACGTGACGATTTTTAATGATTTCTGGAAATTGCATATCTTTACAATTAGTTAAGTGACGAATAACATCATTATATGCAGAACCTCTACTTGATAATGCTTTCCAGAGTTCATATCTTGTTTCTTTTTGTGCCACACCATAAACGTATTCTTGGATAGTTTCAACCTGTTTCCACGCTCTTGTATCCTGATTAGATTCAGTTTTGATCTGTGTAGAACAGTATCCCTTGTACCTTTTGATATTATTTTCGTATAGGTTTTGTAAACACGCGAGAATAGCCTGTTGATACGGTGCTAACTCTTCAACTTTATCCAATGTCGAACATCTAAAAATAGATGGATCAGACTCAGGGTTTATGGGGACGTACGTTGGGTTATTGATTCGTTCGTGAATACGTGCAGCACGAAAAATAATTTGCCACGCGTCATCAACTTGATCTATCAAACGGTTAATTCGCATAGATATTTTCATATCTTCGTCGTCTTCGAGATCCAATAGTTTCAAGACTTCTGCGCGGTGGTAAAGTTGTCCTAATTGCATTTTTAGGCGTTTGTGGTTTCCAGAAACGAGTTCAACATCAAAGCGCGCAGGAAGTCCAGTTTCTGGGTCGAGGTCCTGAGGGTTTATGAAATTTTTGTATCCGAGTTGGAACGAAATCATACTATTGTTTGTGGTATTGATGTCCCACATATCTTCCAATTGGGATAGAAGGTGCATAAATTCTTCAGGGTTAAGGGATTGAATTTGGTTCGTCCACATTATAGCATTCGATTCTCGTGGGTTAGCGTCAGAATTAATATAATGTGTTTCGTCCATTTTCTTCTAATACATGGATTTATTTTTCTAAGCTAATTTTTTGCATTTGAGCCAGCATTTTAATAAGAATTTTATTTTGGACTTCTATATTTCTCGAAATATTTACCAGAGCAGAGCACACAGTATCACCATCTTCGGTCGCGAGTATAGAACTTAAGAGATTACCCATACCCATATCCATCATGTACCCATCCTCATCTTCAAGCATTTCCAAATCGATGTCTTCGTCATCTTCATTATCCGTAAGTTCAAGTTCATCGACTATAGATTCCTGTTCTTCCTCTTCTTCGTGTACTTCTTCTGATTCGTCGGTATTTTCAAGAAGGGTTTCTTCTTGGTCAGTCATTTCTATATACCAGGAAAAATAGTACTGAGTTTTTTCGCGGGTCTCATCTGAAAAAAAAAATCTTGGTATATAGTACAAAAACAAACACTATGGCCGGAGGTCTCATGCAACTCGTCGCTTATGGCGCCCAAGATGTCTACTTGACTGGTAACCCAAAAGTCACTTTCTTCCAGGCGGTTTACAAACGCCACACCAACTTTGCGATGGAAAACATCGAACAAACTGTTAACGGTACCGCCGCTTCCGGTGGTCGCGTTTCCGTCACGATCGCCAGAAACGGTGATTTGATCGGTGACATGTACGTTGAATTGGCGGCGACCGCCACCGTCACCGCGTCGGGCTTGGATGCGTGGGCCGCGGAACGTTCGATCAAGGACGTTGAATTGTCCATCGGTGGTCAAAGAATCGACAAGCACTACCAAAAGTGGTGGAGATTGTACGCTGAATTGTACTTGGACGAATCCAAGAAGCTCAGCTACGGTAAAATGACATCGGCGTCCAAGGCGGGCACTGTCTTCTTGCCATTGATCTTCTTCTTCAACAGAAACCCAGGATTGGCCTTGCCATTGATTGCCTTGCAATACCACGAAGTCCGATTGGACTTTGACTTGGCGTCCGATTTTTCTGACAACTTTACCTCCTTCAAGGTTTGGGGTAACTACATCTACCTCGACACTGAAGAGCGCAGACGATTCGCGCAAAAGGGTCACGAATACTTGATTGAACAAGTCCAACACACTGGTTCGGACACTTTGGGCGCACAGGATGCGGCCAAGCAAATCAGATTGTCCTACAACCACCCAGTCAAGGAATTGGTTTGGTGCACTGACATCGGTTCCAACTTGTGGAACTTCACTAGCACCCCAGTTACTATCAGTTCCAACGTTGCCACTGTTGCGTCCGCGAACTGCTTTGTCTCGCCATCCGCGATCGGTGCACCATTGTTGGCTGCCTCCGAAGGTGCGGCTCAGTGGGATGAAAACTTCGTTGGTCCATTGACTTCCTTCAAGTTGATCTTGAACGGTCAAGACAGATTCAAGGAACAAAGTGGTAAGTACTTCAACCAAGTCCAATCGTTCAACCACCACTCCGGTTCCCCAATGCCAGGTATCTACTCGTACTCCTTTGCGCTTAAGCCAGAAGAGCACCAACCAACGGGTACCTGCAACTTCTCCAGAATCGACAACGCGCAAGTTTCGGTTACCTGCAACAGAGCGGAAAGTTCCCTTCACATGTTCGCGACCAACTACAACGTTCTCAGAATTCAATCTGGTATGGGCGGTCTTGCATTCTCCAACTAAGTTAGTTATCTAGTCTAGTAAAAAATAAATAAAAATTAGATTTTAAAATTTAGACCAAATTTTAAAATCTAATTTATAGTATAAAAAAACAACATGGGGTTTGGTTCATTAGCAAAAATGGCTGCAAAAGGTGTAGCTAAAAAAGCAAAATCCGAACTGAAAGATTCTAGAAAACAATTAGTTTCTATAGCAAAAAATAGAGGTCAACAGGCTATAAATGGAATGAAACAAAATGCAATTACGTATGGAACTGTTAAATTAAATCAAGCACAGGCGCGTGTTTCTAATAGAATGGGTGCTATAAAAACAGGTTTGGTACAAAACGGGCAACCTATTATGCAAGGTCCAAACGGTGGTAACTTCAGACTTGGTCCAAATGGACAAAGATTACCCGTATTATAATTTAACTCCCAAAACTCGGCGTAGTTTTTGCATGATTTTAGGATCCGGAATAGCTTTACCCGATTCGTATGAAGAGATGATATCTGTTGATACGTTTATGAGACCCGCGAGATCTTTTTGTGTATACTGTTTTGCGACGCGTGCTTTTTGAATTGTTAATGCTGTTTCTTTACTGACTTTTTTGTGTGTACCTAACTCGGTTTCATCGAGTTTTTGTTCTTTTGTTTTACCCGAATACTGACTTCGTTTAGGTAATTTTATTTCCTGACCCATGAACTTAACATACTTTTCCTTTTCCTTTTCCTTATTAACTTTACCGCGAATAATAATGGGATCCCAGTCTTGGTAATGGTTCATTTTAATTCAAAAAGACTTAAAATTTTAAGTAGTGATACAAATATAATGGAGACTATTTACGAAATACTAATAGCATTTTCCGCATTTGGTGTTTTGTATATGAATTTTGATAGAATTATGTATTGGTGTATTTCAAAATCAGACGACGAAACATAAAGATTTTATCGTATATACTAATAATGATAGAAGTCTACACAGACGGAAGCTGTCTCGGTAACCCGGGACCTGGTGGTTGGGCCTATCTTATAGAAAACGTGATAGGTCGGGGAGGTTCCAAGATAACCACAAACAATATAATGGAAATGACTGCGGTTATAAAAGCACTCGAGAAGTGTATTGAGATGGGATACGATACTGTAACTATATATACCGATAGTAACTATGTAAAATTGGGGTTACTCGAATGGTCTAAGAATTGGGAACGGAATGGGTGGAAAACAAGTAAAGGTGAAGATGTTAAGAATAAGGATTTATGGGTACACATGTTATACCTGTTGCGTAAAATTGAAAACGTTGAAATGAAATGGGTCAAGGCACACAACGGAAACGAGAAGAACGAACGTGTCGATACATTGGCGCGCGAGTACGCATACTTATTTTCTAAGAAAGAGTAATGAGTACACCAGAACAACACCATTGGTGTCCAAACCAGGAACAACTTCTTAAACGTTGGGCCGAAAAGGCTGCTGGGTACCGGTGGTTACATAATCACGCCCGCGTTTTATATAAACGTCAACACGATTGGTTATCGTACCCGTCTATAATTATATCGAGCATTACGGGTGTTGGCGGCTTTGCGGTTTTGAGTCCCGATACGAATAGTATGTCTGATGACCAAAAACAAAAGATTATTATTTTTCAATACTTTTTTGCGTTCATGAACGTTATTGCGGGTATACTTACATCTATATCTAAGTTTAATAACTCGGCACGACTCATGGAAATGCACTCGGCTATGTCCGTACAATACTCGAAACTGTATAGGAACATAGATATGGAATTATCTTTGGAAACGCAACACCGCGAGGACGTTTTGGAATTCGTGAACAAAACCCGTGTCGAGTACGATCGATTACTCGACGAGGCACCCGATATACCTTCCGAGAGTATTAATGAGTTTAACGAAACGTTCCCTGATAAAGAAAACAAACCCGACGTGTGTAACGGTTTGAGTGTTATTAATTGTGAAGAAGATACGACTAGTCACAAAAACATGGTGCTCAGAAACTGGTTACTCAAAAAGCGACCGGGAACACCGACAACACCGAGACCTTCGGTCGAATTGAAATCGTATAATTCGGAAGAACAAGTTTAAAATATTATATAATTGTAAAGTAATATGGGTATAATATACATGTTAACATCACCAGATAATAAGAAGTATATAGGACAAACTATACAGGGGTTTACGAAGAGGATGTACGGACATAAACATGGAAAATCATATTGCAGAGTATTAAGAAATGCGATCAATCATTTTGGTTTTGATACTTTTAAAAAGGAGATAATTTGGGAAGGTGATAACTGTAGTCTTTGTGATATGGAAAAATATTATATCAATGAATACGATACATTATATCCAAATGGTTACAACCTATCTTCTGGAGGTGGGAGAGGAGAACATAGATGTAAAGATACTATACAGTTAATGGTGAATAATCAGAGAGAAATGGCTAAACAAAGAAACAAAGGGCTTCTTGGATTTATAATAGAAAATCGTTCAAAAAAAGATGGACATATAACTTCTTGGAGTTTTGGAACATATAAACTTAGATGGGGTGGATTTAAAACAAAAGAAGATGTGTTAAATTTTCAGAAAAAATATACAGAAAATCCAGATAATATTAAGAAAACATATTTACAAAAAAGATCAAAAAATGGTAGTGGGTGTGTGTATTATAGACAAGATAGAAAAAAGTGGTGTTTGTCTAAAAATAATAAATATATGGGTTCGTATGAAACAAAAGAAGAAGCCGAAAAGGCAAGAATTCTATTACTATAAACCAATTTTTACATATGGGACACATATGTAAAAAGTGATATTCCCGCCGGGTATCGATCCCGGGATATAGTCTTAACTCCGAACTTATGAACTAAATCATAACTTGACATACTTTAAAAAGTATAAGGACTATGTGATGACCATTTCACTACGGGAACCTATATAGTATACACACTTATTCTTTAAGTTACACACGCTTAAAAAAATACATCCATGTATACTATATGAAGTGCTGGTCTTGTGCACACACCCCAGAGTATAAACGCGATCAAATTCGGCGGAACGTTCTCGAAGGTACGTACTCTAAGAAACCAAACCTTGGGTTTAAATGTCGCGATAATGCGCGTCTTCGGTTACGGTTTAAGGAGGCTATAGAGTACGCTCACGATACGTGTTCGGAAAAATCGACGGACGCGTGTTTCAACGCATGGGACGAGGTTGACGAACTCGAAGACTCGATGATGCGGTACGGTATAAATTTGTATGACGATAGTAACATGCGGTACGGATCACTTCTTCGACGCGCGTTTAAGGTTCGTTGGAACATACGTAACGTCGAGGACCATCACGTCATACCAGCACAGTTCAAAAGCCACCCGGTCGTTGAAAAGGTAAACTACGATATTCACGCGAGCGAAAACATAATCATGATGCCTCGCGAGATCGGTAATTTACGAACGAACAGACACACGCACAGAGGCGGACACAAAGCGTATAATAGGTACGTGGGCGAAGTACTCGATTCCATGGAAACTATGGAATTACCCGAACCAGAATTTAGAAAGTTTGTTGACTTTTTAAAAATTGGGTGTCGTTATCGTCCTCAAGATATACCTTGGAACTAGTGTAAATTACCATCCATACTCGAGAACATCTGTAGTTGCCGTGGGGTACCGTTTCGAGAAAAACTCGCGGTTCCCCCAATTACTGTGTCCAATGGTACTGTTATGGGTACGATCAATGTGTAAACAGTGTCTGAGATCCTTATAGTAAACACGCGCACCACGCGCGATTATATCTTCGTGTTTCATGTCGACGTGATTATCTATGGGAAAAAAGTGTTTATAATACTTTTTCATGTTATCGACGTGTATGAGGTAACACTTGGTACTCGAAATCCACTTAACGCGTTCGAGTCCGCTCTTTTCAGCACTTTCCTTATCCGGGTATCGCGATAAACAGTGGAAGAAACACATTTCGAAATCGTCACCCTTTTTGTTTATAACGTCCTGAATTTCCCGGTAAACGCGTGTATCTTTTATGACGACGTTATCTTCGAAAATAACCGCATACTTGAGGTTTTGGTCGAAACACCTTCGGTAAAACTCCATGTGACCCATGTAACACCCAATAGCACCTAAATTGAAATAGGTAATATCCGGTCGCGTTTTGTTCGCGTTATAGTGAAGTTTTAACGCCTCGCGGTAATAGTTCGGTTCGATGATTTTTTGGTACTTTTTGGCATTTTCGAGTTTCCTGGTATCCGTACCGTATATGATTTCTAGGGGTACGGAACTATCGTAGTGATCGAGAAACTTTTCGCGTCGATTGGCGGACGTTTCCAGGGTGAGTAGAAAACACTTATACTCGGGTTTTTTCCTGGTGTGCGTGAGTACGAGTAGGAGTACGAGTACGAGTACAAGTACGAGTAGTATCGGAACAATCATCCTTACTTAAAGAATACAAACATAATAATTTCGTGATACCGTGGCCGAGCGGTCTAAGGCGCCAGATTAAGGCTCTGGTTCGAAAGAGCGTGTGTTCAAATCACACCGGTATCATACGTGCGATAGCTCAGTTGGTAGAGCATTGGATTGTAATTGTAATAAATTATTATAACTATTCGTTTAGTTGCTAAACTCCAATTGTCCCGAGTTCGATCCTTGGTTGCACGACCCTTTCTCTCGTAACTCAATCGGTAGAGTGTAGGACTGTTAATCCTGAAGTAGGGGGATCGAAACCCTCCGAGAGAGTTTTTACAAATTTAGCAAACGATCACAGGTTCGAACCCTGTCGCGAGCATTTCTTTTAGTGCGCTCGTGTGGCCAAGTGGTAAGGCATTTGTTTTGTATTTTGATAATTTTTTAAAGCGTGTGTTCCATACTTTAAAAAGTTTTACATATAGTTTGGTATTTTTAAGCCGTGCGCTTGACGAGGACGATACCAGAGCCGCCGTTGCCGCCTGAGGCGTCGTACCCACTACCTCCACCTCCTCCACCAGTATGCATTAAAGCTGAAAATCCATCCGAACCGGAATAACCTACTACAGCATTAGCAGCACTACCACCTCCACCGACCCCACCGACACCACCCGACATCGCATAAGTAAAATTATCTGAAATCACACCACCGCCACCACCACCCGAAAAATAACCATTATGACCGTATGTATCAGAAAATACACTACCAAGGTATAAACCATAACCTCCATTAAGCCCTGTAGTAGTGGTTGTCACATCACTTAAAGATTGTCCAACCGTACTTTTACCACCGCCACCCCCACCTCTTTTGTATGTTGATTCTTTACCACCTGTACCACCCGAGGTTCCTTGATTATTAATGGATATCCCACCCGATCTAGAACCGTCTATACCACCAGCGCCACCACCTGAACCACCATCTTTACCAACATCACTTCCACTTCCACCACCACCACCTCCTATAGTGGTAATTAAACCAGTGAAATATGTGTTTGAACCATTGGTACTATAAGTCGTACCACCATTACCAACCACTATTGTCTTAGTACCAGTTAAATTTACATCTACGTTTAACAAAAGACCACCCGCTCCTCCTCCACCACCAGGAGTTCCAGACGTAGTGTCATCACCACCCCCACTCCCACCCCCCGCGACCATCAACACATCCGCTGTAATTGCTGTAACCGGTGTCCATGTGTATTGTGTATTGGACGTGGTATTAGAGGTGACCGTTAGTGTTCCCCATGAATACGTACCATCCGGGGTGTCCGCGTAAACAAACCCATCTGCAGCCGCCGCCTCTTTGGTGGCGTACGTACTGTTATAATCGGTCGCGACGAAACCAGCGTAGTGGAAGGCGATCGCGGGGTACTCCACCACAAACCTTCGCACGACTCTTCGCGCCAACTCATCTATACCTATGGAGGTATATACCACTTTATATGTTCCCGCTGTATCGACATCTAAGTCGGACGCCCCCGTAACCGTTACGGGAAGTGAACTGGTATACGTGGGAAGTGTATAAGAAGTTCCGATGGGGATCCTGTTGGCCCCGTTCGTAGTTACCCACCCGTCACTGAACGTGATGCTGAAGGCCACGTCACCGTACAGTGCCAGTTCGGCAATTTCCAGACCCGTACCCCCGTTATTCGCCGATACGTTGATTCTGTAGTATACGTAAGCGGCCGGTGAAGATATCTCGTAGACATCACCCGAAAGACTTGGGGGACTATCCGTAACTGTATGGATCGTGTACCATGTTGCCGTGTCTTGGGACCCCTCGATGATCCAGGATTTGGGTCGGTTCCCGTCGGCCGCCTTAGGCCATACGACGT